TCAGTTCCAACACCCACACGAACAGGGGTACTCGCTGCACTAGCAGACAAAAGATCACCCTTGGTAGTAAACACAGTCTTAGCGACAACATCCGAACTGTTGGCTTTATCGGAAAGGTCAGAAACAACGATAGCCCCTTGCATACTGCTGTGGAATTGGCACGCATAGTAAAGATTTGCAGGTGCATCGAAAGGGACTTCAAAAATAATAGTGCCCACAGCGGCTCCATTATTCGTCACGCCAGTGCTATAGATATTGCCTGAGCTGTATGCTCCAGGAACTGTTTGAATCCAAAATGGATGGCCAGAGGCATTAATATTAAAAATGTAACGATGACCACGAGTAAGGACAAGTGTTGGGTTGCTTGCACCATTAATAACATAGTTATCAGAGCCACTATTTGTTATTGTATAGGTAACAGCACCGGCTGGACCTGTAGGTCCTGAAGGACCTAATGCTCCAGTTGGACCGGTTACTCCAGCAGGACCAGTAGCACCCGTTTCGCCGTTTGCTCCTACAGGTCCTGTGGGACCTTCAACACCCGTAGCTCCAGTAGGTCCTGTCGGACCACTTCCTGGGCCAGTCGGACCCAGAGGACCAGTGGGTCCTGTAGAACCAGTACCTACAGGCCCAGTAGGTCCTGTTGAACCAGTGGGTCCAAGTGGTCCAACAAAAGGTCCAACGTCATACCATTCTTGGTTAAGGTCAGACCACACATACAAATCGTTTCCAATAATGTATGCGTCCCCGATATTACCTACAGGAACGTCTCCCTCAAGGAATTCAAGAGTTGCGTAGGACCCCAAAACAGAGACACCTGATCCCTGAGAACCCGTGGGTCCTGTCGGTCCTACCCCTCCAAGAGGCCCAGTCGGTCCGGTAGGACCATCGCCAACATAAGCAACTTGTTGCCACTCGTTTCCGGTGTAAAACTCAATTTCCCCAGTATCAGTGTCAATCCAAATATCTCCAACTTCAGAGAAGTCGGGGCGAACTTGGCTGTAAGTAATATTAGAGTTTCCTGCATTCTCGTATGCCAAAGACGCGGAAAAAGCAATATCACTTGTGCTACTAGCTACAATAATTTGATCGCCAACATCTACAGCAAATCTAAAGGTCTCAAAGACTTGCCCACCAGATACAGTCAAGCTAGACGCCTGATACACCCGAACTGTTTCAGAGCCTCCACCACTTGCTGGGTCTATGTAAATGGTGACAAAGGCTTCGTTCAGACTTTTGTTTGAGGCGATAACAGAAGCAACTCCTGTTGTATCAACAGTAGTAAGAGTAGTAGCTTGAGCTGCTAAAGGAGTAACTGCTCCAAGTCTTTTTACAGGCATTATTCGGTTACCGTTACCCTTCTCCATCCTTGAGATGTGTAGACCTCAAGTGTATCAAATTCAGTGTTGAACCGAACATATCCTACCTCAGGTGAGGGATTTCTAAAAGCAGTAAGTCCTTTATCCAAAATTATTGTGTTATCTACTCCCCGAATAATTTTATTGGTAAAGGTTTGTGGTAGTCCTGCTTGATCTACAACGTCGTCTTGAAGAAGTCCATTGGCGCTAAAAGAAGCTTCTCCATTAGAGCTTCGTATGATGAGAGTGTCTCCTGGGTTGGTAGCAAATCTAAATGTTTCGAATGTACCTCCCACGCCAAGTATAATATTTGATGCTAAATACGCATACTGACTGTCTAGTGTTGCTCCCGATGGGACAAGATATATTGTAGCTTTTGTCACAGGGGTAGCCGTGATTGCTGTGTTTGTAACAATTACTGAAACTAAATAGTGAGCGGTAAATGAAACCAGAGGAGTGCTTACGTTTTGCTCTGGTTGACTTACTCCAAGACGTACGATTGCCATAGTGCCTCCTACGCCTGGGCCTCGGACCATGACATCTTAGCGGAACTGAGCGTCTCGTTTCCTGTGAGACGAGCTACCGCAATAGTGATGATGTCAGGACCATCTGGGAATACTGAGTCGCCGCCAAGAATTGAGTTTGATAGTTCGAACAGATCACTAACGCTAACCGTAGTGGACTGCTCTTCTCCTTGGTTTCCAGAAGCCTTGAAGTTGTAGACCTGAACACCTCCAGAAACAGTGTCGTTAGATGTATGTTCAATTACCTGAACCAATGACGGTGCATCTACTCCAACAAAGTTAAGGTTGTTGAGTCGTCCATTGAGAAGCAACTTAACGTCAATCAGTTGGTTGCTCTGAACTCCAATTTCGTTCAGTCTCAACTGCATTCGGTTAATAATGTCTCGATCTCCAAGCTTTCCGGTTAAACCTTCTGAAACAGAAGGGCTGAGACGGAGAGAAAGAAGCGGCTGGTAGTTGGCACCAGAGGTGTTGTTTAAGGTTCCAGCTGGTGACAATCGATATGTTGACTGTGAGTTTCCAGAGTTAAGGAAGTCAATAACGTTATTGAGTGCCAGTGATCCTACTCCTGGGTTGTAGCCCGTGAAAGAGAAAGTAAAGTTAAAATTACGATACGTAAATGTCGTAGCTCCAGTACTGGTAATTTGATGTACACCGTTAACTGCTTGATGCAGAACGTTAGTAGTTGGTACGTAGACAAAAATCCATTGATTAGTGCTGAATCCGTGAGCAGCTGACGTAGTAACGCTTACTGTAAATCCTGACTTTGAAATACTTGTAATTGTTGGAGCGGATACTTCAGAAGAAGCTTCGGTGTTAAGCAAAGCAATGTTGTTAGAATCAAGAACTCTTGTAAAGTACAATGCTTCGTTTTGTAGATTGTTAAACGCATTCAATCCAACAGTTCTTGTGACAGGGTTTTGAGTATTAACCTGTGGAAGACCGTTTGTTCCAATTCCCAGGAATTGAACAGCATCTCCAGTTGCAAATCCGTGAGACGGAATATTGATAACGTCGTATCGAGCGTCTAAAGCAGTTGATCCAAACGTCTTTGAAGTAGTTCCACCAATATTCAGAGTCTGGCTAGACTTGGTAAACAAGTACGCCTTGTCATCGTCAAATCTACCGTCCATGATGACCGATGTTCCCCAGTGGAACAATGATGGAATGTATGACGGATTATCGAATGTCGTGACTTCGTATCGAGCCGGAAGGTTACCGGATCGGAAGTAAGACTCGAATTGAATGTTGTTATGAGTAAACTCATGTGTGTACTGGACTTCACCGTTTGTAGTCTTAAAACCAAAGCGAATTTTTCCAGCGCCGTACCATGAATAGTCCATGTAGATCATTTGAATCTTAGAAAGATCAAGATCGTATCCTGTAGGACCAGTCCCATCACATGGGTCAATAGACCAGTCTTCTTGAGGAACTTTTGTATCAATTGTCTTTGTTGCAATAATTCCAGTCTTAGCGGGAGTAAACGAGTGAGGAGCACCTGTTCCTGTAGAAGAAATACTTACAGTTGTTAGCGTGTTTGGAGACGGCTTTAGCCTAAACGTATTACTACTAATAACGTCAACGTAATACGTACGACCGTTTACCATTCCTCCGATAGGATTACCGTCAATAGAGTTATATATAACTGGAATATTTTGTGTATATCCATGACTAATAATTGTATATATATTTGTAGACGGATTAACTACCGTTGTAGGATTAAACTCTTGCTCATTACCTGAAGCGCCCTTGTACTCAGGCTTAATAGTAAGTCTAGAGTCTGAAAGAATGTTAGCAACCTTGTATGTCATACCTCGCAGGACGATACTGTCTCCGGCCTCCACCTGCGTAGTAAAACTGGTGTTAGTGCCAAACACAAACTCTGATCCCTTAAGAGCAGCTAAAGTTCCAGCAATCTGCTGTGTTGAAGAGCGACGAACTGCGTAAAGTTTTTGACCATCAAACTCGTAAAACATTCCGTTTTGAAAGTCAAACATACCTGCTCGGAGGGCTCCATTTTGCCATGCATCAACATGAAGCCTTGGGAACCCATATGCTTTCGACTCATTGATGTTATTGGTAGCAATAACTGTGAGATTGAATGAGTCAATAACAGAAACCTGAAAAGTCCCATTAAAGACCTGAGAAATAACTTCACTAGAATCCAAAGCATCATCAATACGACAAGACAATCCATTTATTAAACCGTGGGGTCTACGAGTCCGAATCTGAATAACATTTGATGAACCAACTTGGAAGGCTGCTTCAATGTCGATACTAGGCTTAAAGTTAATAGCCGCAGATGTCTGAATACCTTTACCTGACTGGTAACGGAAGTACTTACGAGTCTGGCGAATAATAGAGCCATACCATGTTCCAGATCCTGTGGACATTTCTACGCCGCCGTCAAATGGACGATGCAGTGAGTATCCCTGAGGACGGACATACACAAAGGTTGGATATGAATAGGCAATGTCTATGTATTCAGATGTGTATGATCTGTCTACAGTAATTTGACTATCCGAACCGATAGCAGCAATAGTTCTCACAATTGGCGGTGCTGCAGTTATTTTTCCTACGTAAAGCTGCAGTCCTGACCCTTGATTAGAAAAGTCTACAGCGTTTGTTCCAGCGATAGCCTCTGTTCTTAAGTTGTGAAGTGTTACTTGATTACTACTAGATGTCGTAACAGTTCCCGTTACTACAGCATTACCAATATTTCCACCAAAAGACACTACTCTAAATTGGGTAGCGCTGACAATAGATCGAACAACGTGTAGTCCGTTGAATACTTCTGGGTTTACTCCAGTAATGTCAGCTACGGTTATTACGTTTCCAACTTGATAGTTGTGATTTGCAGACGTAGTAAACGTAATTTGATTGCTTGTTCTATCTCTAGCAGTCAGGTTAAGTACTGTTTCATCTGGAAGTCTATTGATGTAGTAGTAGTAACCCTCAACCAGAGGACTTGGAGCAACACCACCACTTCCGGATTGCTCTGCAAGACCAGAGGTCTGTGGCTCTGTAGAAAGGGTCAAAGATGTAGAGGCAACGTAAGTAAAGGTTGTAGTGTTTGACACGCTTATTGTGTACGTGCCTACAAACTCACTTACGGAAGAGCTACTAAGACCACTAATAATTACTGTATTTCCAGTAGTAAATCCATGAAGCTCGCCAGTGACAATTGTTCTGGTAGTGCCGGAGCTGGCAATAGTAAAGATTTCTCTACGACGACCCCCACTTCCAGGATTAAAGATTACTGAATCTCCTGTAATAAATGGGTGATTGTCCAACGATACGATGTCAGTTGACGTGTCTACGTCTGTTGACTCAAAGTAAGACTTAGTTTCTGTGTCCTGTGGGAATAATCGGAATCTGTCGCCCACCTTCAGAATCTTGGAAAAGTCTGTACCGTCTCCAGTCACCAGAACAGAGTCAATTTCAGTAGAAACTGTTCCTGTTCCAGTAATTTGACCGTTAATTTGAAATGAGGTAAAGGTGTGATTAGTACCTGCACCGTAGCTAATAAGAATTACATCTACACCTGATGCTGCTTCTTCGGCAGTCCCTGCTAGATGAAAATAATCCTTGTTAATAACAATAACAAAATAATCTTCTGCGTCTGTTAGCCCACCAATATCCGTTCCGCCCTCAGATGAGTACGTAACTTTAGTTCCCGTAAGGAACCCATGTGAAGGAACTTTTATACTATTTTCGGTGAGATCCACCGTAAATCTTGGGTTAAATGTTTTAACAATTTCTGGAACAGACCCATTTGCTAGTACCTCAAAAGTATTTGCATTTGGAACGTTTGTAATTGTGTACGTTCCGTCAGGAGTTCTGATGAGAGACTTTAATATATGACGTCCAGTAGGTATTGTTACTCTGGTCAAATCAATAGCAATACCGTTTGTTGCATTATTAGATGTATTAGCAAGTTTTAATGTATTTCCATCTACAGGAATTGTATAGTATGGAGTAGCTGTAGTAAGGCCACCTATTTCTGTTTCTCCACCAGTGTCGTACTCAACTAGTTCACCTAGCGAGAATCCATGATCAGGGATAGTAATCGTATTGTTGTCATAATCAATTGATGTCGTAATAATTTCTTGACTACCAATTCCAACATTAGTAATATCAGGGAATACTGTTAAAGCTGAATCAGAAGCAAGTCTGATAATGCTGTCATCTAGTTTTTGTACATAGTACGTGTCTCTGTTATTAAGGCCACCAATTTTTGTATTGGAGTCTAGGGATGCAATATACCCACCAGATGCAACTTCTACAAGCTCTACAAATCCTGTTTTGATTGTCTTGGGAACTGTATTGAGCGTAGTAGTTCCAGTAGCAACAGCCGACTGAACTGTCTGTACTTGAATTGTTCCAGTTACTGAGGCACCTGCTACAGTACCTGAATCCGGAGTAAAGAATTGGACTCGGTTAGCTGCAGGAATTGCAGTAATTACATGAGTTCCATTGAAAACTTCCGGGCTTGCGCCAGATATATTACTAATGGTTATGCTGTTACCGACTCGCAGATTATGAGTTGTATTAAAGGTAATATCAGCAACGTTTACTGATCTGCTTCTTGACGTTACAGTGAATGTAGTGACGTTTACTTGAGGAATTCTACTGACTGTAAAGGATCTGACAGTGGGAACAGAGGCAACTACGTAAGTTCCGTTAAAAATGTTTGGATTATCTGCAGAAATACTAGAAATAGTTACAGTACTTCCTACTTCAAATCCGTGATCAAATCTAGTATTGTACAAAGAAACAGTGTGTGATAGGAGTTCTCTTTCAGATATTGCTCTTTGGTACGTAGGAATAGACATTCTAATCTGACGAGGGGCAATGATAGAACCTGAAGCTCCAACGTTAGTGACAGTTCCTGATGTAGGAGTAGTAAAACGAACTCGGTTAGTTGCAGGAACTTCGGTAATTGTCCATGTTCCATTAAATATCTGAGGCTGCTGAGAACAGTTTGCAATACGAATTATTTCGCCAACATCAAGCGAGTGTGTGGTATTAAACGTTACATCTGCAACGTTACCTGATCTATTAACTGCAGATACGCTGAAGCTAGGAACTGTATTGAGAACTCTGGCCCTACGCATCAAACCTGTAACCGTTTGACGTGAGACAGTTATAGCTGTATCAGCATTATAGGTAAAAGTGGTGGCATTAGGCACACCAGAAACAATTAAATCACCAATAAATTGACTACTGTCAGGTCCAGTAAGGTCTAATATACGTACTCTATCACTAGTGCTAAGTTGATGAGGATTATCTGTGTAGACAGTTCTTACAGTTCCAGAGCTTTCTCTGTCAATAATTCCTGTCTCGGAAGCAAAAAACATATTATCGTTACCAGAAACATTACGGAGATGCGTCCAGTTAGTGACACTTGACTCCATGTTGTGCTCTTCTGCGGTATTAATCCACAGGTTTGTATTACTGAAAAGTCTAACGTCTTGAAGTGATTTGTTGTTTCCTGCTGCCAAAAAGTTAAATGTAGTAGAGTTTGGAATAAAATCAACAACATAAGTTCCGTTAAACACATCCCTATTGGGACCAGTCATATTATTTATGTTTACTCGGTCGCCAACCTGAAGATTGTGACTAGCATTTGTATTGATTTGACCTCGGGTGCGTCTGGTCAAGTTTCTGTTGTTGATGTAGTTTCCGATAAGAGAAGTAAACCCAATAACATCAAACTCTTGTGACTGGTTGTAGTTTGATTGAGGTAGTGGGTACCTAAATCTTGTGGAGCTTTCTATGTTATCAATTTGAGCAATCTGATGTACAGTGGCATTAGAGCTTAAAATATTTTCAGTCGAAATGGTGATCGACTCTTCCAGGTTAACTCCGCCATCAGCTCTTTGAGTTCCAACATATGTGAACTGATTGCTATTCTGTACGCCATTGATGTAGTACTCACCATTAAAGTACTGTCCGAACGGAGCGGGAACTCCCTCGACTAGAATAAGATATCCGCTTGGAAGGTTGTGGGGACGATCAGTAACAATAGTCCTTGTCGTACCTGAGGATCTAATGCTTCTTAGTGTGAGTTTTCTAGTTTCGGTTACGTAGTCCCACTCGGAGTTTCTTATAGTGGTTACTCCTGATGGGGCATTTGTCGTACTAACTGTGAAGTTTTCTTCGCCAGTATATGTAAACTCGTTTGAAGTTGGAATACTTGTTACAAGGAATCCGCCATTAAATCGTAGATTACTTGCTCCAGTAAAGCCTTCAACTTCAACCCACATGCCTGTTTGTAAGTTGTGAGTTGCTCCGGTGGTAAGGCGACGTGTCTGCCCCGAACTTGAGAATTGATTTACCGTCAGACTTGGAGTAGATATGGCCGGGCGAGAGAATTGATCAAATGTAACTCTTTGATTAGTGACCAGACCATGTGGGGTTGTTGTTGTTATATATCTATAAATACCGCTGCTCACAAAAACGCCTGCGATCTCAAGGTCTCTAGACTTTGCGTATACAACGGTCTGGCCTGACACATAGCCGTGGCTTGGCAAGTAGATAGAGTCTTCAAGAAGGTTAACAACAGTAAAGATAAAACTATGACCAGTTCCTGTTCCTGCAGTTTGCAGGTCAATTTCAGGACCATTAAGAGACTGACTTAGTTTAAATCTATTCTCATCAACAACTTCTTTAATGTAATAAGTAGCATTGTTTTGAAGAAGAACAACGTTAGTTCCTCCACCATTTGAGTATCTAACAGGCTGATTTGTTAAGAACCCGTGGTTAGGGATAGTTATTGTATTTGTGGAAATGTTTACAACAACACTACGGAATCCTTCAACACTTGCAGCGGAAGGACCTCTAAGATTTACCGTTGTAAAATCGGGATCAGGAGTAAGGCTTAGTTTGAAAGTGTAACTGTCTACGAGCTCTACATAATAGACAGTAGATTGATTTAGATCTGCTACAGGAGTGCCTGTGTGGAAATAAGTAATTGCTTCTCCATTGAACAGACCATGTGGAGATGTTGTGTTAATAGTTTCTCCGACGGTGTCTATTGTAAGAGGAACTAAAGCGTGAAAAGAATTTCCATTTTGTGAAACTTCTACTGCAGCCACGTCATTGGCAGCATCTTCTGCTGTTTCATGAAGTGTAAATCCAAACACAGAAGACTCAACTAGCTCAACAAAAACTTCACCCTCTACAGCACCAGTATTGTAGGCCGAAAGGTTTGTAATTGACTGACCAAGAATTGTCGTTGAGTTTTCATAAAATCCACTAGATGTGGCAACGTTTGTTGCGGTTGGGAAAATATACGAACCGCCACCGCCACCAACAGTTGACGAAGCTGTAGCGTTTGTTGCTCCACCACCGTACCCTCCAGCACCACCAGAGGATCCCCTGACTTGACCGTCCGACCCACCGCCTCCACCAAAGCCACCCCACGCGGAAGAAGTTCCTCCAGAAAATCCTCCTAGAAGACCGTTATTGAACCCGCCGCCTCCGCCGCCCACAGATGAGTTTCCTCCAGCCGAGAAAAAGCCACCGCCACCACCACCAGCGTTAATTCCTCCAGCACCGTTTCCGTTCTGTCCGCCTGTATATCCCTGAGCAGACGTTCCACCAATGGTGGTGAGTACGCCGTCACGCCCGCTATTAGCAGCTGCAGAAGAAGAACCACCGCCAGCAATAAAAAGTGGGATATTTCCTGCTTTACGAACTACAAAAGTTCCACCAGAGCTTGCGGCCCAAGCGAGGTTATTTGGAGGCAATTCTCCACGTTGCCCTACGGCAACAGTAATAGTTTCTCCTTTGTTAAGTCTAATACGTCCCTTAACAATCGCTCCACCCCCAGGAAGTGATTGTCCTTGACGACCAGGGGATCCTTTGACGGTAAACTCATAAATTCCATCTGTGGGAACAGTCCAGTCCTGATAGCCTTGATAAGATCCTTGAGCAAGGTAGTTTGTGGCCCAGGAAGCTCCGCCAGATGTGTAAGAGCTTTTAAGTTGACTAATAGTTGGACCTGTACGTCCAGTAGACCCAGCAGTGGTAAATGTATGTGACGTAAAAGTGTAGAGAGAAGATCCTCCAAGACCAGTAAGAAGGTTTTTTACGTAGTAAACCTGACCGGACTGAATGCCATTTATTGGGTTCCCGGAGGTCAAATACCTGACTGCTTGTTGGTTTTTATAAGAGACAAAAGAGATATTAAACTGATTGTTAAAGACAAAGGGAAAGTTAAACGTAGAAGAGCCTGGAGAGAAATTAGTAATGTCAATAGGATCACCATCAGGTTCATCAGTAAACTGTATGGAAAATCCATCACTTAAGGTGTAATAGACCTCTCCTGAAGTGATTCCCGTTAAATCTCCTGTAGTTTCACGGAATACCCACGCAGTGTTGTTCGTAACCTCTGTAGGGTACGCCGTCCCAGCATCCCTGTTGGGGAAATAGATAAAGTCCTCGTCAAGGTTTACATTCACCTTTTGAAGGCTGTGTGTGCCTGCTCCACCTACGGCAGTAATATTGATTGCCATCTACAAAAAACTCCTTTTCGACAATTGCATTCTACCGTAGTTATCTGACAAAGACTGCTAGACCAGTGAACGTTCTATTGGCTGCGCCATTAGAAGTAACTCCCTGGTTATACCAATTACCATGTGCCCGCCACTGGTTGTTAGTTGTGTAGCTAAAGCCGATGCCTCCACCCCATCTGCCACCTACAGTACTTGTTCCACCCATTCCGATCATGGAAACACCGTGGCCAGTTACAAGGTTTGATGTAGAAGTGCTGTAGCCGCCTGTTATGTAGCTATTTATAGCTCCGTAGTTATTGGCTCTATCCGAAAGAGTCTTAAATCCAAAAACTGTAGGGACTTGTGACTGAAATTGAGCAACACTAGTTACAGTTTGAAGTCTACGAACCCACGAGTACTCTTCTTGGGTCACTGTTGGGAACAGCCACTCATCACCATAGGTACTGAGGTTTGTTCCCCCTGTTACAGATCTCATATTTGGAATGGTTGAGTTATGACGCCATCCAAGTCTTCTAGAGGCGTCATTAATTGAAACAACCATTATGTCGTTAAATGGAAGTTTGTAGAACAGCTTGCTGAAAGAGTCTACGTCATTGAAATTGGCATTACTAGCATCCGTAAATAGTGTTTCAAATGACGCATCTGAGTTCCATGCCCAGCCGTTCCAGTGAGGGGCAAAGGTAAACCCTGCTCCCACTCCAGAAACTCCAACACCGAGACCAGCAATACTATTTGTGAGGAGAGTACTACTAGACAGTTTCATAACCTGAGTCCAGCCGCCACTTTCAAGGGAGAAGTTGCAATAAGTTTGATGTGCAACAGAGCTTCCGACTGGCTTAATCCAGTAAGCACCATCTGGTGCGGTTGGGAATACCTCAAGAATGTCTACCGCACTTGCAGCTGCTCTAGCTTGTGTAGTTCCATTAAGAACAAATCCTTTTTCATCTGTAAGTCTTACATGTACAGAGTTATATACTCTATCTATGTAATAGTAGTTAGAAGGAGACTCTACTGTAGTGAATGCCCCACTAACCGGATAATTGTATAGGACCATATCTGATTCTTCAAAATCATGTCCTGGGACCGCAAGTATGTTTCTATCAAGAGATACCGATACCGAAGCAAATGTCTGGGCACCCGTTCCCCCTGATGCGCTTGTGATTGTCGTTCCACCAGGCTCATCGGAGACGTTAATAATGGTTGTTGATGGGTTTGTTGCTGTGACCCAGTAAGTGGTGTTGTTGGTTAGCCCTGTAGCAGCAACACCTGTAGTGCTATAAAAAACCATTTGGCCTTCAAGCCAGTCTGTTGCAGCACTTAAAGTAATGTTTCCTAGACCTGAAATAGAAGAAACAGTAAATGAATTTGATGCAGAGTTATCTCCATCAAACTCGTAAGCTGTTCCTCTAGTAAAACTTACGTTTGTTTGATTTTCAGTAGATTCATTATTTCCAGCAAATGAAGCTGCCAAGTCTGCTATTTGAAAAATTCCAGACATATTTGACGTTATATCTATTGCATCACCATCTGGTACTTGACTAACTTGAAAAGTTGAGTTACTCGTCCCGAGAGTGTTATTAGTCTTTAAGAAGACAACACCTCTAGGATTTTGTTGAAAGTATCCAGAAGCGGAAGTCAGGTCATAGGAAAGAGCAGATCCAACAGAAAGACCATTAAAGTTTTCAGAAGTGTGAGCTACGGTAACGCTATCCTCTGACGTATTTACTCCGGCCACAGCGCTTCCCACAGAGGAAGGACTGCTGGATGTTCTGTTTGTAAAGTTGTAGTTTTCCGAAGCTACGGTATTAGATCCGTCAAAAGTTCTAGCCGTTGAGTTATTTGATGCATCAAAAGTTTTTGCTTCTGTGTTAGTAGCGTCAAACTCTTGTTGAATAGTAGAGTTTAAGTTCAAGAAATAGAATGGAGTGTTTGGTCCAAAGCCATGTGGACTGTCTGTTCTAACTGTCAAAATGGAAGTTGCTTCAGCGTCTGTAACAATTCCGTCAGAGTCAGAAATTCTTACCTGAGAGCCTTGAAAGAATTCTCCAGTAATAATTGCTGTGTAGAGGTCCTCAATGGAAGCTGTAAAAAATTGATTTTCTTTGGCTAGATATGTAAAGGTTCTAGCAGTAGGAACCGAATTAATAATATATGAACCGTCTGCCGTTAAAGATTTAGTACCTGAGACGTTAATAGGAATGCCTACTGATAACCCATGATCCAAGGCGGTGCTAATAGTAATTTCTCTAGACCCTTGAATAGTTACAATAGATACAATATTTGGGATAGTGGTATCACCGGACTTTGAAAAGAATGAGGGAGTGTTGTTGATGAGTTCAACTGTTTCCCACTTAGTAGGCTGAAGGCCGTACTCGAAGTCAGTATCAATAAGGTTTTCGGGAGTAGAAACTCTAAGCTTTGTTACAGGGTCAATAAACTGTTTAGGAAAAGTTATTTCACCGCCTGTGCCCCCGCTGCCTGACGAATTTCCACCAAGAAAACCTGGCATTATTAGATACCTCTTTCAGTCAGTGCGTAAACGGTGAAGGCGTCTAGCCAACGCTTGTATATCTTCATTAGATTATACACCTAACCACCATGAAGTACTTATCTTATAGTTACCTTGACCGCCTGCTGGCCCCGTTGGACCGGCATTACCTCCAGCAGCTTGAACAAACACTCCTTCAAAGTAAACATATGTAATACCAGTACCTGTGTCAAACCAAGCGTCACCGTTAGTTGCAGTATCTAAAGAAGGTTGTGTGGGGCTTGCTGTAAATTTTCCGGGAGGACCCGTTGGGCCTAAAGGTCCTGGTATGTCAGATGCCGCACCTGTTGGCCCGAGAGGTCCTGTAGCTCCGCGAGGGCCAGTGGGTCCAATCGGTCCAGTCACTCGAGAATCAGCACCCGTAGGTCCAGTTGAGCCAGTTGGTCCTTGCGCTCCTGTTGGCCCGAGAGGTCCTGTGGAACCTCGCTCACCTTGTGATCCTGTAGCTCCAGTTGGTCCTGCTACTGTGGAATCGGGTCCAGTAGGTCCTTGAATTCCATCAGGACCTGTTGGACCGGCTCCACCTGTTGCACCAGTAGGTCCAGTAGCACCTTGTGGGCCGGTAGGACCTAAAGGAGCCTGTCGAAGAACTTGCCAGTAAGTGCCATTATAAACCCATGTGCTGCCACCAGAAGTAAACTCCTCGCCTAATTCGGCGGGAGATGGAAAGTCAATGGCGGGCATCTACAAGCCTTCCTCTACTTTTGGATTATAAATATTGTACTATAGGTACCAAATATCAAGTAGGATATTCGGGGCTAGCAAATCCCATATTTAATTTATTTGTCCAAGATGTCGCCCAGGTGCTGGCAGCTTCTTCCGACTCCCAGGGGCCGCTTTGATCAATAAGACTGCCGTCTGAGTATACCTTGCATATAGGTGGATTTCCTGTTATTTGAAAAGAATATACCATATCATTTCCTTAGAGTGAGTACGCCATTTTCCCAGAGTCACCGACTGCTAGGGCATAAGTATTCGTAAAAAGTAAATCATTTATTTTTGTAGACCCAAATGTAGAAGATCTTAGTGTCCAAGACTCTCCTGTAAATGAAGTTCCAAGTTTTCCGCTAAATCCTGCAACAATTGCGGATGAACTTTCATCTATACCTATCTTTACCGTTCGTAGTCCTGACACGTTAAAGGCGGTAGGAGCAGGTGACTGTACCCATGAGGTTGAGTTGGATGAGTATCCTATTTTTCCTGTATCTCCTACAGCTACATAAAAATTTTCAGAACCATGTATAGAATATATATTTGTTACAGAAAATGAAGAATTCCTTTGAGTCCACAAAATACCGTTAGTTGACGTAGATAACTTTCCTTCATTTCCTACAGCCAATACTGAAGAACTTCCAGAGTGTAAAGATCGTATAAAACTTGTTCCAAACGAGGAAAGTCTCATAACCCAGTTCTCTCCATCTTCAGAAGTAGCAAGCTTTCCGCTTCCTCCTACTGCAACCCATAAATTGTTATTTTCGTAAAAACTAACATCAAGAATAACGCTGGACCCAAAGGAAGAATTTACCTGTATCCAAGTAATTCCATCTTCAGATATTGCCATTTTTCCTGTACTACCCGCCGCTATGAACTTTCCATCACCAAAAGCAACTGTATATATCGAACTAGTCCCAAAAGATGAAGTTCTTTGAGTCCATGTATCTAGATTTGCCGCTGTAGCTAGTTTTCCACCAGCTCCAACTGCAACAAAAATGTCATTATTTGTAGCAACTGAGAAGATATTGGACGTGTCAAAAGTTGTAATAGCTACCTGATTCCAAGAAACAGGGGTGAAAGGAAAAGGAATAGATGCCGATATGGGGTGGGTAGAGATCAGCATTTATACCACCAAACTACCGGTCAAGATCCACTGATTTGCTCCCAATTTTATCAAAGAAGCAACCGCGTACCGAGCTTTAGTGACTAGCCTTCCGCCTTCAGAGAATACAAAAACTCCCGATCCTGCAGCTACAGTAATTTGTCCAATACCGAGCTGCAAAATAACAATCTGTGTGCCAATAGGAAAGTTATATCCTGAATCTGGTTGGACTGTGAGATTCACACCAGAAGAACTATTTATCTTTACTAGTGACGCTGCGTCAGCTTCTCCTAAAGTGTGAGAAGAAAAATATGTATCTCCAAGAAGTTCATAGAACGGAGGCCCTGTTGGGCCAGTGACAGTAGACGCCGGTCCGGTAGGTCCGGTTGGCCCTAAAGGACCTGCAAGAGTAGACGCCGGTCCGGTAGGTCCGGTTGGACCTAATGGACCTTGCGAACCAGTAGGGCCAGTTACAGTACTTGCAGAACCAGTAGCACCTGTTGGACCGGTAGGTCCTCGATCTCCAGCAAGAGAAAATCTCCAAGCATTATATACCCCAGATCCTGCAAAATTATCAATCGAGACAGTTATATCTGTCCCAGTTATATCTGTAATTACACCTTCCATATAGATAGTTGGCGCATCATCATAAGAGACTCGTACTCTATTTGCTTCTGCGTACGCTCCAACAGCTCCAACGGAAAAAAGTTGTAGTCCTACACCAATAGTTCTGTTTGTTGTTGAGAAAGTTACGTTGTAGTCATTACCTCTAGCACCAGTAGATCCTGTCGGACCTGTAGGTCCCGGTCCTCCTTCAGGTCCAGGTACAGCTGATGCAGCACCCGTAGGTCCTGTCGGACCTGTAGAACCACGGATACCCGCGTCTCCTTGGGGTCCGGTTGGTCCTAAAGAACCAGTTGGTCCAGTTGGTCCGGTTGGGCCTCCTGACGGTCCTGTAGCTCCACTAGGACCAGTTGGTCCAGTTACTGATGCACCAGTAGGTCCAGTAGCACCTTGCACGCCAGTAATACCTACGAAACCTCTAGGCCCTGTTGGTCCTGTAACAGTAGAGTTAGCTCCTGTAGGACCAGTAGAACCTAAGGGTCCTTGTAATCCTTGGTTTCCTTGGTCTCCCTTATCACCTACTGGACCAGTTGGTCCTCGATCACCCTGCGGTCCAGTGACACCTTCAGATCCAGTAGGTCCAAGATCTCCTAATGGTCCAGTAGGACCAATAATTGATGCACCTGCTGGGCCAGTTTGACCTCTAGCACCTATGGGGCCGGTAAATCCTGTAGGACCTGTTGGTCCTGCAACAGTGCTGCTCTCCCCTGACGGTCCCGTGGGGCCTGTCGCTCCAGGAGGTCCAACGTTACTTGATGCCGACTCGACCCAAGCGGCGCTAGTTCCGTCATCGTAATAAACAAAAATTTGACCAGTTGCAGAGTTAAACCATGCATCTCCACTGCCTGGATCGGAAGGAGGTACGTCAGATACTATGCTGAAATTTCCTGTTGATCCCGTTGAACCCGTAGGTCCAGTTACATTTGATCCAGCTCCAGTAGGTCCTGTAGGTCCCACCACTGTAGAAATGACAAGTTGCCACGCAGTTCCATCCCACTGCCAGCTCTGAGAGCCAGAGGTGAATACATCGTTAAGGTTTGGAGCGTTAGGAAAGTCGATAGCCATTTTCTACCTATCTTAAAGTTGAGCTTCATATTGAAACTGGACAAGAATTTTATCATTAGCACCAAAAACAAATGGTGTCTCTGACGCTGCAGGAGCTCCTTCATCAAAAGTAGATGCTTGACTATGCATCCACATTTCTACTCTAGAATTATTGCTTTGATTAAAAATACATGTGCCAAAATATGAAATTCCAGGTCCTTCATCTCGCATAACAACTTGACCTAAAGGTTGATAGTTATCAATCACTGCAAGGGTTGGTATTGAAAGGAAATACGTTCCAGAGCCTCTAGAAAAACCTATAGTTCCAGCAGTTACTCTAATCTCTCCAATAATTAAAGAGCCTACAGCAATGTATCTGCCAGTAACTGCAGAGTTTCCTAGAGTTGGATTGGTAGTATTGGCAGTCCATTGGGGTGTGTAGTTCTGCCATGGAGAAGTTGTAAATGTTCCGGCGGGTCCAATTGCACCCGTTGGGCCAGTAACCGTTGAAGCTGGTCCTTGAGGACCTAAAGGTCCTGTCGGCCCTCCAACTGTGGAAGCTGGCCCGGTTGGACCTAAAGGACCTGTTGGCCCTACGGCGCTTGTTCTCACAAGTCTCCATAAAATTCCACTCCACACATATGTTTGTGTGTTGTATACGTACTGTTCCCCTATTTCAGGAGAGCTAGGAAAGTCTAATGCCATGATTGTCTGCCTCCTATCCTGCATCCGCTATAAATGATCCGGAAATATGTAAAGTAGACGCAGTAGTAAGAGTTACTGGATTTGTACCTGTTACTGCGGTTTTTATTCCGTTAGTTCCAGCATACCAAAGGGTCATAAAAGCTGACCCAAACTCGATGGCTCCATAAATAAGGTACTCTTCAGCTCCGTTATCTATACTTCCAAGAATTGTTTCTCGAGTAAATCCATCTGGAAGGAATGGAAGAGTTAAAGAGTACTGCCCTGTACCAAAATTGGTAACGTTAGTGAACACTATATTTACTCTAAAATGAACTAAATTACCTGTTCTAATCCAAACACCAGATCCTGGAGTTCCTAGGAATGTAAGACCTGTACCACTCCACTGGGGAGTGTATGTATTTGATGTAGGGCTTCCTGCTGGGCCCGAGGGACCGGTAGGGCCTGTAGGTCCTTGCTTATCAATAATGTCAATTACTCCAGCATTAGCTAAGTCGGTCACATCTTGATACAAAACTTGACTGGGAGCGTTTAGAGGAACATCATAGATAATTACTGGATCAGAGTCAGTAAGATTTCTTCCAAGAGTCGTGCTGTTGTTTGTTGTTCCAGGAATTGAAGAAGTATTTCCTGAGTTAAGTCGTAAGGCTACCGAGTTAGTTAGCAAGACCGCCGAAGCGTCAAAATAAAGTCTTTCTCCTCTAACTGCAACTAAAGTTGGGTTAGGCTCTGCTACTCCTTGAACGTTAAACTGAGACTCGTTAGAAGATACTAAATATGACACGCCACCTTTAGGTCCGATTGAACCTGTAGGTCCTGGAACGGTAGAAGGTTGCGTTGAAGTTGGGCCTGTAGGTCCGGTTGATCCGCTCGGTCCAGTAGGTCCGGGAACAATACTGTCTGCACCGGTAGGTCCGGTTGGCCCTGTAGGTCCGGGAACAGTGGAGGGGGCTGTGGAAGTAGGTCCTGTTGAACCAGTGGGTCCAGTCGATCCAATAAGAGCTCCGGCTTCAATCCATCCGTTACCTTCTGTAAAAATAAAAATAGTGTTTTCGTCGTAAATAACATAAAAATCTCCAACATCTGGAGTTAAAATCCCTAAGTCCTCTTCAAAATCTTGATAAGACTGATAAAAACCTTTTGCAGTACTTCCAAGTCCCTGAGGTCCTGAAGGTCCGGTTGCACCCGTAGCTCCAGTAGGTCCTATAGGTCCTCCAACCGTTGAGTCTTCCCCAGAATCTCCCTGAGGACCAGTAGGTCCGGTTGCACCGTCAGTACCATCTATTCCGTCTGGGCCAATTGGACCAGTTGCTCCGCCAAACTCAGTGGACCCCATCTCAATCCAGTATCCATCGTAAAAGGCATACAAAGCGCCATCTTCTGAGTTAAACCAGACGTCACCTTCAGCTGGGTCTAATGGGGGGATGTTTGCTGCAATAGCAAATTCACCTTGCGGTCCAGTAGGACCAGTGGGGCCCGTAGGCCCGGTTGGTCCGGTAGATCCTGTGGGCCCTGTAGGTCCAGTAGGACCTGTGGGACCGACCACTTGTGATCTAACTACATCCCAAGTTGTTCCGTCCCACGACCAACTTCTACCACTGACGGTAAAAACTTGACCAACTGTAGGAATGTTAGGAAAGTCAATAGCCATTAGTTTCTACCTTTCTTTCCTAAATTTATTATTATAGCTCTATTAAGGTGCAGCAATGTAAGTCCCTGAAATAAATATTTTATCTCCTGAGTCTATCGCTATAGGGTTAGATCCAGTTACTGTGTTATTAGTAAGAGTTGTTTGTCCTGAGAAGTCCGCTTCTGAGACAAAAAGGTCAATTCTTGAAGTAAAAGAGCCTTTCTTTATAATTCCATAGATTATGTAGTCTGTGTTTGAACTAGACTCTTCTAAGTACCCAGTAAAAACAAAAGTTTTGTCAATAGGTGCAAATGGAAGAGTTAGACCATATTGACCGGACCCAAAGTTAGTGACATCTGTAAAATTAACTTCTATAGAGAAAGTAATCATTGCTCCAACTACTACATACACTCCACTTGCTGGGGTCCCTGTAGATTCAAGAGAAGCTCCTACGTCTGTAAAAGTAGGTGTATAGGTTAGAGCATCTGCTTGAACACTTCCTGAAGGACCTGTAGGACCTAAAGGACCTGTTGGTCCAGTTACAGAATTTCCCTGATCACCTGTTGGACCAGTAGATCCAGTTGGCCCAGTGGCAGTTGACGGATCTCCTTGAGCACCTGTAGGACCTAAAGGACCTGTTGGTCCAGTTGGACCAGTAACATTGGATGCGTTTCCTGTAGGTCCTGTCGGACCTGTAGAACCAGTTGGACCCTCTACTGTTGAAGGTTGAGTAGATACTGGTCCAGTTGGGCCTGTGGGCCCTGTTGGGCCAATATCAGCGGAGGCAGCTTCAACCCAAAAGTTGTCGAAGTAGACATATGTTTTCCCGATTGAAGTGTCAAACCATGCGTCGCCAACATAAGGATTGATAGGGGGAGTGTCTGATGCAAGAGTAAATGTCCCTATAGGGCCAGTTGATCCTGTCGGGCCTGTTGGTCCTGGAGCTGTTGAAGGTTCGGTAGAGACCGGGCCAGTTGGTCCAGTTGGTCCAGTTGGTCCAGTTGATCCAGTTGGTCCTCTATAACCCGTTGGGCCAGTGACCGTTGATGCTGCACCAGTCGAACCTGTTGGCCCGAGAGGTCCTAGTGGACCAGTGGGTCCAATTGGAGCGGCTCCTGTTTCAATCCAATATCCGTCATAGTAAACAAATATTTTTCCTGTTGTGCTATTGAACCATGCGTCTCCTATTTGCGGGTCAGCTGGAGGAATATCTGCTGAAATAGTGAACTGTCCTGAAGGTCCGGTTGGTCCTGCAATGCTTGAGTCAGCACCTGTTGGACCGGTAGGTCCGGTTGGGCCTTCAATATTCCCAACGTTGTCCCACTCTTGATTTACGTCATCCCAGACGAAAAGATTTCCGTCTATGAGGTACCCATCGCCGGGAGACCCTGTTAAAGGGAGTTCGCTTATGTCAGCAAGACTGCCAAGAATGGTTATTCCAGTACCTTGAATACCTTGCGAACCTGTGGGACCTGTGGGACCTGTAAGTCCTGTAGGACCAGTTACCGTAGAAGGAGCACCAATGGGACCTGTAGATCCTGTCGGACCTATATCTCCTGTTGAGCCAGTAGGTCCTGTCTCTCCAATCGAGCCTGTTGGTCCTGTTGAACCCGTTGGGCCTAGAGGTCCTGTAGGTCCTAAATCTCCAGTAGGTCCTGTAACATTCGAATCTGCTCCAGTTGCACCTGTTGATCCTGTTGGGCCTAAATCCCCCGTTGGCCCAGTTGTCCCAACTAATCCTGTTGAGCCAGTAGGTCCTGTCGGACCTATATCTCCTGTTGAGCCAGTAGGTCCTGTCGGACCTATATCTCCTGTTGAGCCAGTAGGTCCTGTAACAGTTGATGCTGCACCAGTCGAACCTGTTGGCCCGAGAGGTCCTGTAGGTCCTGTAACAGTTGATGCAGCACCAGTCGAACCTATAGGGCCCGTGGGTCCAATTGAACCCGTAGGACCTGTAACTATGCTGTCTGCGCCCGTTGGACCTAAAGGACCTTGCGAACCAGTAGGACCTGTAGGACCCTGTGAACCTGTAGGTCCTGTAACACCTTGAATACCTTGTGGACCAACATCTCCTGTACGAGCAAAGGTAATAATAATGTCTTCGTTGTTGTCAAAGCTTGATGCAAGACCAGACACCCACGAAACAGGAACTTTAAAATATCCAGCTGCTTCTGTGATACTGCCAGTAATAGAAAAAAGTGCAAAGTCAGCAGTATTAGTTTTATTGCTAACTCGAAAGTGTCCTTTTAGTGGACTTGTTGAGTCATCAATTGTTTGAAGGAACGCTTGAATATCAATCGAGTTATCGTCTTCATCATCAATAAAAAGGAAATTAGCAAGCGTTACGTTTGCATTATTAAATCTAAGTTTTCCTGTGCCAGGATCTGTATCACTGACAGAAGTATTAAACGTGTAGTCAAAGCTTGCTCCACCAAACACACCTGCGGGACCTTGTGTACCTGTTGCTCCAGTAGGTCCCTGTGAGCCTGTAGGTCCTGCAATACCCGTTGGGCCTGTAGGTCCTTGAACAGTGCTTGCTGCACCTGTTGGACCAGTCGAACCTGTTGGCCCGAGAGGCCCAGTTGGTCCTGTAACAGTAGAGTTAGCACCTGTTAATCCTGTAGAACCAGTTGGTCCTGTAGCACCTTGTAAACCTGTTGGTCCCTGAATACCTATTGATCCAGTTGCACCAGTTGATCCTGTAGAACCAGTTGATCCTGTAGCACCTGTAGCACCTTGTGAACCTGTAACGCCTTGCGGACCTATATCTCCTGTTGAGCCGGTAGGTCCTGGAGTAGTAGATATTGCACCAGTTGGTCCTGTTGGTCCTGTAACAGTTGATGCTGCACCTGTTGATCCAGTTACACCCTGTGGTCCTGTGTTGCCTATAGGACCCTGTGAACCTGTAGGTCCTGTAACACCTTGAATACCTTGTGGTCCGATATCACCTGTACGAGCAAAGGTAATAATAATGTCTTCGTTATTACTAAACTCTGTTGCTAATCCATTTAAATATGAAATAGGAATTGTAAAATATCCAGAATTTTCATTAATACTTCCAGTAATAGCAAACATTGCAAAATCTGAAGTGTTTGTTTTATTGCTAATTCTTATATGACCCTTGATTGGGCTTGTAGAATCATCAATAGTTCTTAGAAAAACTTGAACATCAATTGCACCATCAGACTCGTCGTCAATAAACATGTTGCTAGACAATTGAAGATCTGCATTATTAAATCTAAGTTTTCCTGTGCCAGGATCTGAGTCTGCAGTGCTACTGTTGAATGTATAGTCAAAGCTTGCTCCACCAAACACACCTGCGGGACCTTGTGTACCTGTTGCTCCAGTAGGTCCCTGTGAGCCTGTAGGTCCTGCAATACCCGTTGGGCCTGTAGGTCCTTGAACAGTGCTTGCTGCACCTGTTGGACCAGTCGAACCTGTTGGCCCGAGAGGCCCAGTTGGTCCTGTAACAGTAGAGTTAGCACCTGTTAATCCTGTAGAACCAGTTGGTCCTGTAGCACCTGTGGGACCTGTAAATCCTGTAGTACCTGTTGCGCCTGTCAACCCTGTAGGTCCAGTGACACCAATTAATCCTTGAGCACCTGTAGGTCCGGTTACTGTACTGGCAGCACCAGTAGCACCAATTAATCCTTGAGCACCTGTAGGTCCTTGAATTCCATCAGGACCCCTAAGACCTGTCGGACCTGTAACACCCTGACCTCCAGCTACTCCGGTAGGTCCAGTAGAACCAGTTGCTCCATTAGCTCCAGGTTGACCAACAGCACCAGTAGGTCCAGTCCCGCCTGCAACACCTGTAGGTCCTGCTACACCTGCGGCACCTGTTGCACCAGCAGACCCAGGTTGGCCAACAGCACCTGTTGATCCTGTAGGACCTGTTACTGTCGAGGCTGCACCTGTTGGACCTGTAGGACCAGTAACACCCTGAGTACCCGCTGGACCCGTTACTGTCGAGGCTGCACCTGTTGGACCTTGCAAACCTGTTGCACCTGTTGCGCCTGTTGCACCTATAGAACCGTTAGTACCCGCTGGGCCCTGGGATCCGGTAGGCCCTTGAGCCCCTGTTGGGCCAGCAACACCTTGTGCACCAGCAGAACCGGTAGAACCCGTTGGTCCGGTTACATTAGAGTCAGCACCCTGAGAGCCAGTAGGACCTGTTATACCAATAGATCCGGTTGCACCTGTTGGGCCTTGCGGTCCCATGTCTCCTGTGCGAGCAAAAGTAATAACGACATCTTCAGCAGAAGAAAAGTTAGCTGCCAGTCCGCTAACGTATGAAACAGGAACTTTGAAGTATCCTGTTGTTTCAGTTATAGTTCCAGTAATAGCAAAGAATGCAAAATCATTTGCATCCTGTTTGTTAGCAACACGAAGGTGTCCTTTTATAGGAGAAGTGCTGTCATCAATTGTTCGCAAGAAAGCTTGAATGTCTATTGATCCATCGGCTTCGTCATCAATAAACATAAATGTTGCGACAGGTAGACTTGCTTGGTTAAATTTTAAAGTTCCTGTTCCTGGATCAGAATCGTCTGTCTGAGTAGAGAACGTGTAGTCAAATGTTGCTCCGCCAAAAGATCCTGCTGCACCTGTTGCTCCAGTTGGTCCTTGAGTCCCTACTGCTCCGGTAGGTCCTGCAATACCCGTTGGGCCTGTAGGTCCGGGAGTAGTACTTACTGCTCCAGTAGGGCCAGTGGTCCCTTCAGGTCCTTGAACTCCCGTAGGACCTAGATTGCCTTGAATTCCCTGAACACCCTGTGGTCCTGTTACACCCTGTGGCCCTGTTACTCCTTGAGCACCTGTTGGACCTGTTAATCCTTGTGCTCCTATTGAGCCTGTGGGCCCGGTAAAGGGACCAACATTTTCCCAAGAAGATGTCTCTGTACTCCAGATATATAGGTTTAACCCAACAACATACGCATCACCAGCAGCACCTGTAGGGTGTGCAGTAGTTAGTGCACTCTCTGTTGCGTACTCTCCTAAAAGTTGAAAAGAATACCCGGCAGGTCCCGTTGGTCCTTGAGGCCCTAATGGTCCTCGCGCAATGCCTGAACCGGCTGGCGTTACTGTAGATGGATCTGCAGTGTCGAGACGAGTAATGTCAACATCGCTCTCGTCACCTATAGGTAGATAGAATCTAAACTCGTAGGGCCTAGCACCTCTAATGCGAATTCTGGCGGTGTAGTACCAACCACGAGGACTTAAATCCCGATCGTCCGTGCAAGGAAGCTCTACCGAAAATTCACCGTTAGCATTGAGTGTTGCTTGAACGGGACCAGAAAGAATTACCGCGTCATCAAGATCTTCAATACGACTAGACGCATTAAAAGTGATTGTCCCCGAGGCAGCTAGACCGTTCACTTTTGTGAATTGGCCAACAACTACTCTCGTGGATACGTCAACAGGGTAACTCATACACTCTCCAGCTCAGGCAGGTTGAAGAGACTGAGGTTCTCAGTCTACTGGTACCATAAGTATTGTACGATCTTTTCGAGTATGCGAGATTCAAAAAAGGTCTAAATATCGCTTAAAGATGTGTTGATATGATACTAATGTCTTTCCTTGGGTCGTGCCCGGCACCAATTACTAGGGACAAAATACCTGTAGAAGACTCTAAACCTTGACGATCCCTAAACCATGCAGATCCAGGATCTGTAGTCGGGGCTTGTAGCCAGAATCGTTGACCTATATCCATAGTTTTGAAGTTATGAAAGTGTCCTGAGATCCACAAGTCAGCCATCCCTAAAGAGGTTTGACCGGCTGCTTGGCCAGATAGATATTTAATAACGTCTCTTCCGGCTTGATGCCCATGAAAAAGACCAAGCATTGTTCCATTAACGTCTACGGTTAATGTCTGATGATCTTTGTCCGGATATCGGAATTCAATATGAGATAGTGATGGATTTTCCGCGCAAGCGTCTTGACATGCACTGGCAATCTCTACGTTCCAGCCGTCTGAGGGGTCTGCAATTACTTGTCTAGTAACTTCATCGTGATTACCGTTTACGACCGGGATGATCATTCTGTCGCACAAAGGAGCAAAGGCCTTAATTTGTGCCATAAGAAGTCTTCGTGCAACCCTTGTCTGCTCTGTTAGTCCTAAATCAGACGCAGCTTGAGACTGTAGTTTTCCATTTTGAGAGACGTTACCTTCGACATGATCTCCAGGGAGGCCAATAACTATTGTCCCTATGTTTCGTCCAATTTTACGCAAATCCCTGAGCCGTTCTACGCCACCCTCAGTACCGTTAAGAATCCGCTGAATAGATTGCTCTGTCCCACCGTTTCCGGTTTTTTTACCGATTTGCTGGTCGCTAGGTGCAAATACATATGCTAGGTCACCGGACTTAAACTTTTCTGACTTTCTTGGACGCCATTTAGATACCTCATCAATTAGCTTCTCTACATCTAAATCGGTTTCTACATACATTTGCGCCGGTTGTACAGAAACTCTAAAAGCCTCAAGCCATTCTCCTGAGTGACTCTGCCAACGAGATCTACGTAGTCCTACTACTTTCCACGACTCTGGGTTGAGATCAAACTCTTCTAAAATACCAGCAGCATCTGGCATTTCTCCAGCGTGTCGGGGGGTGGATATTAAAAATCCACCTTCAGCGTCTATTTCCATACGAGGACGCCACGACTCGGGGGTATTTAATGCTTTTACATCTGAGCCGCGTTTACCGGGGCTGGCTAGACGTTCTAAACGATTTGAAAGACTTTCATTCATACGGATTGACTCTTTCGAACATCTCTGCCGATAAAGCACCGGCAGTTGTTTCTACGATGTAATGCTACAGATGAGTAGGCAATATCATAACCTTCATCAAGAAGTACTTGATGAAGTTGAACATTTGAAATGTTTCGTGGTTCGTCGAAAAGCACACTGTTTAAGGCTTTTTGATCACTCTCTGAGAGTTTTTCGAGGACTCGTGATACACCACAAGGGAGTCCAGACTTTTTTGGCTTTACTTCTGCAAGTCTCTTAGCAAGACTCATATCTACCTCTTCTGTAACTGCGTTATCTACTCAAGTAGTAAGAGTTGACACGACTTAACGGGTATCAGCAACCCCAACAGTAACAGAAGAATTAAGAAAATTACAGTAGTTTACTCATCTTTAATAAGATTTTTAAGTAATAGTCCCCAAGTTTCCCTATTGTCTTGATGCAAATCCGTGATCATTCCCTCTGAACGCTTAATATCTTCCTTTAAATCTGCTAGAGTGTATTCTAGCTTTTCAACTCTTCGAGAGATGTCTGGGAGACTATAGCCACCATTTGCTGTAGGTTGAATAGGCTTTGTGTATTCTATAACTTCTTCTTTGATAGTCTTTCTAAGCTGCTTTAGCCACCACCGGCCAAGTCCTGTTACAGCACCTATAACGGCAACAATAAATGCAAGAATTACTGCAAGATCTCCTACATCAACCTGACCTTGACTATTAGGTTCCCACCACGACTGGGACAGTAGTTCAAACATCACAGACATGTAATTCCAATCTAGATAGGTGTAGAAGGTTTTAGTCGTTAGCTGGACTTATATCCTTCTTAATGCTAGGGTCTCGACACTAACAATTCAAAATATTTTTACCTGAATTATTAATCTCTTATACTATTTTAACCCGCTTGATAAGATCTAATTTCCAAAGTGACTACTATAGATGGGGACAAAGTGATAAACTGGCAACTTACGAAAAATTTGATTGGTGACAATATATGAGTGATTGGGAAGAAGCCGATAACGGTAGAGTAGCCGATGGTGCTATGTGGTACGCAAGTCAGGGCTGGAAGGTTCTTCCTTGTTATGGGATTGTTGGGGGACGTTGTACATGCAACAGCACGCACTCTGAACCGAAAGATGTTGGCAAACACCCAAAGCTTCCTGACTGGAGTACTGCTGCCTCGTCCGATGTAGATACTGTTCGTAAGTGGTGGGAAAGCGCCCCTGAATCGAACGTTGGTATCTACTGTAAAGGTTCGGGATTTCTTGTTATTGATATTGATCCAAGAAACGGCGGACCAGACTCCTTCGATAAATTTGAAGAACTCGTTGACGGGGAGCTTCCTATAACAGTGGAAGCAATTACTGGATCATACAATATTAATGGCCATCAAAGTAGGGGACGTCATCTTTTCTACAAATGTAATGAAGATGAACAGCTTCTTGGTAATTTAAATAAGTCTGGGCTAAAAGGTATTGATATCAAGCACAATGGGTATGTACTTGTTGCTCCCTCTAGACATTTCTCAGGAAATTGTTATGAATGGGTTGAAGGTAAGGCTCCGTGGGAGATAGAAATTGCAGACGCTCCTGAGCAACTTTTAAACTCTTTAAGGAAGAGGTCTAGAAAAGCTACGTCTCTTGGTGAAAGCGATTGGTCTTCTATTTTTGGGGATCTAGATATTGGTAATGACCGAGTAGATATTGAAAGAATGCTTGAAGAAGGAATTGAAGAGGGCTCTCGAGCAGTAGATGTATACAAGATGACGTGTGCACTATCTAATAAATTTCCCGTGGCAACAGAAGTTGGTCGCATGGGAGTAGAAACTATGATGATTAGATTTAATGCTGAAAAGATTAGACCTCCGATGGATCTTGAAGGAAGCAACGGACTTCTTATGCACGTTCGTAACGCTATTAATTTTGTTCTTGATAACCCAAAAAGTGAGCGCATGTGGCCGGGGATTAGTAACTTTCAAAAAGACTGGGCCAATAAATCTACAAATGAGGCCAAACTTTCCACAGAAAAAATTGAAAGAAAAATGATTCAGCCGATAACTGGTGTAGTTATGCCTAAGGAATACCCTGCTCAATTAGCGGGAACTGTTGGCGGAAAAGTGATTGAAAATCTCCAAGATATGGACTCGGTAGCTGATGCCGTAACACGCGGGAACATTGATATTCCTAAAGATCCTGACGCTCTTTTCGAAGAAGACGGTGGTGAGCCGGGCAAAAGAACTCTTTCTGATACTGGAAATGGTCGTAGATTAATTGACACATTCGGAACTGCAGTTCGATATACCCCCGGTCTTGGGTGGTTTCATTGGTCTCAAGGGTATTGGAAGCCTGACGTAGAAGCACTAGAATTGCAAGAACTTTCTAAAAGACTCTCACCTATTATTGCTGCCGAAGTAGTTAATTATGAGGATCCTGACAAGCAGGGTGAAGTAGTACGTTGGGCTATGCAATCAAAGTCTAATTCAAGAATAAAAGGAGCCATCGAAAATGCTAACTCTGACCCTAGAGTCTTAGTTGGTGTTGATCGTTGGGACGCAGATCAAAATTTATTTGGAGTAAGCAATGGCGTTATTGACCTCAAAACTGGTGAACTACTTCGCGGTCGTCCAGACCTCTACATTACTCGTCGTGCTCCTGTCGCCTACTCTCCTGGGATGCGAAATATCCGTTGGGAACAATTCCTAGACTTTGCAACAGACGGCGATAAAGAATATCAAGACTGGCTGCAACGAGCAGCTGGGTACACTCTTACAGGCTCAAGTAAATACGACATCATGTTTCTAGTTTACGGTCCTCCAGGGTCTGGTAAAAATACTTTTGTTGAAGCTCTTGTAAAGGCTCTTGGTACTCAAGAATACGCATGGCCTCTGGATTCAAGTATTCTTGCTGCAAATGACGGACAATCAAACAGTTCAGATTTGTATCACTGGGCAATGCTTCGTGGTCGTCGTATGGTATGGGTTGATGAGCTTCCCGACTCTGAGCGACTAAAAGAGAACGCAGTAAAGAAGTTAACAGGTTCTTCTGAAATCTCTGCTCGATCACCAGGAGAAAAACCATTTACATTTGCCTCGCAAGCCAAGTTATGGGTGTCTACAAACCATAGGCCTATTATTACTGATGATGCCATGTGGCGACGTATTAGACCGATTCCGTTTACATGTATCCCCGAGGTCCCCGATCCAGACTTAAAAGAATATATCTTTGACCCAGAGGGTGCGCTACCTGCGGTACTTTCGTGGGCGGTTGAAGGAGCAATTAAATTACTTGGATCTTCCGCTAGAGATGGTCTCGGTTGGTGCACTCGGGTAGCAGAAGCTGCTGATATGTATAGAAAAAATGAAGATCGTATTGGAATTTTCTTTGATGAAGAAACTAATCAATCAGAAGGTGCCTCTGTCCCAGTTAAATCTATCTATACCCTCTACAGAATGTGGTCAGAAGAGCGTGGAGAAAGAGCTATGACTCAGATTGCATTCCAAAGAAAACTTGCAGACAGGAATATGAATGTGGTAGGTCTAGGATCTAGAGCAATCATTCATGGATATTCTTTAGCTCCACGATCAGTGGAGACTGAGACTGTTGACTGGGGAACATTAAGCAGATTTGCAAGATAAGAATCTGATACTAAGCAGCTTGCTATTTATCGAGCAGTAAAAATTTTTCCACCACGGTTAGGTGGTTTCCCGGAGTCTCTAATGTTTGGGATTCTTCTTGCCGCTGAAGATTTAGCTGTAAGTTTTCCACCAGTAAACCCAGGAGGTGGCTTGATAAGTAGAGCTGTCATTGCATGGACCAGTGCATCTACTCGGTCAGGAGACTTCTTAGTCTCTTCAGGTATCCACGAAGTCATCTGAGATTCAAGATCTGTAAGATATCCAATGTGATGAATTCTTTGTTGTTCGTATGCAAGGACTACAGGTTCTGCTCGTAAAGCTTTTCCATACTTAGAGTGAACTTCTAATACTTTAACTCCAGGGTCTATTGAGTTAATAGCGTTTCTTACTAATGCTCCACCTTGATTAACTTCAGCAACTACAGGAGCACCCCAACGACGAGCCATCTCTACAACTCTACTTGCCCATACTTCAGGGGACCCATGAATAGAAGCATCTTCCATAACCCACGCGTTGCGTTTGTATAAATCTCGATCTGCAGTTGCTGCGCACACAACAATTCCACATTCGTCTCGAGGATTCTCTGCTACAGATGGGTCTACTCCAATACATCTAAGAGGTGCGGATGCAGGGAGCATCCCATGACGAGATTCTTCAATCATTTCAATTGTCCAGAGTGCTCCTTCAACATCGCTCAGCATTTCTCCATAGAGTTCTTGCTGCGCAAGACGAGTTCCTTCGTAAACACCCATGATTGACTCAAGGTATGCCTCTGATAGGTTTCCAGCGTTGTCTAGGGTGCTACCTTTTGATATATAAACTTTACCTGTTCTCTCCGACTCTGCTAGTAGTGAATACAGAATCGGCACACGTTTAGGAGTAGTAGTTGCAATAATTTGCGGGTGTGGGCCAAGACGAGTTGCAACTCGTAAGTTATCCCAAGATGTCATACCTGCTGCGTCAGGGGACTGTCGCCACGCTGCTAGTTCATCTGCCCATGAATAGTTAGCCTGGACACCACGGAGGCCGTCAGGCTCATCAGCAGTAGCGAGTAGTGCGGTATTCCCGTTAGGCCATGTAAGACGACGCTTAGAGGGTTCGTAGTGCGGTCTTTCGGAAGGAGGAGATATATCTAATATGCCAGAGTTACCTTCAACGATTACATCTCGAACGTCAGCAGCAGTACGAGCAACCAAAAGAAATCTTAATTGACCCTCGTTTGTTAGTTTTGCTCGATCTCGTACCCACTCGGCGGCGGAACGTGTTTTTCCGCTTCCACGGCCCGCAAGATAAAGCCATACATTCCAGTCAAATCCGTCAGGAGGACGTTGCTCTGGACGCGCCCATGCAGACCAATCCCACATAAGCGCATCCATATCGACACCAGCAAGAATCGCTTCTCGTTCTTCTTTAGGCAGTGAGGCAAGCTGCTCCATCATGCTTTGGGCCATATCACCTACTACTGATCTGCAAAGTCTCTTCTTTGTAGACTTCTCTGTACCCCATAGTATAGCGGAGCAGCGGAGCTGAGGCCCATACCACGAGCGATAGCAGCTAGAGATACTCCTGATTCGTACTCATGAGCAATGGAATTATGGTACTCCTCTGCTGTCCCACTTTTTGCTGCCTTAATTCTATTAATTGATTCTTCTATATTTTCAGTTTTTGATTTACTTTTTGGCTTAACAGAAGATACAACTACATGCTGCATCATAATTCTTCGACGAATCCCAGCGTAAGCAACATTTAATTCTTTAGAAAGCACTGGGAGACTGCCACCCTTATTATAAAATTCAGTTAAAAGTCTTGTGTACTCCCGGCTAGCTATATGTGCTGGGGTGGTTTGATTTCTTGATCCGTATGCTTTTTTTGCTAGAGTTAGTAGTGGCTCTATTTTAGATTTATATTCTTCTACGAGTTCCGTATTCACTGTGTATCCTTTCGTCTTTATTAGGTCGAATGTGAATCATACCTCAGGGGTGTTAGGCAGTCAACTTACATCAAAAAACCCCCGTAAAGGGGGGTAAATTGACTAATGAAGGTATGTATCAAGTTAGGACCTCTGCGTCAGGCCCACCTTGAAAAATCTAGTGAACCACCTCCTACGACGCGAAAGTAACTAAAGAAATAGTACCATTGGACTCACTCCTCTACCTTTTTGAAGAGTTCGTATATTCGGTCCAATTCTTCCGTGATCTTTATGGCATGTGGATTTTCTGGTTGATCCCTAAGGAATTTTACGAGTAGGTCTCCAACCGAGGGCTGAACAAACTGCAAATATTCTCCAGTTTCGCCCCAGAAAGTGATTATACTTCCCTCATCAAGAGAGCCATCTGGCAAGTTTTTATCACGTTTTAGACAATAAAAAAACATGAAAATTCTTTCTTTAAAAGACATCTTAAAAATCATACTTTGTTTTTTGGTTCCAGTAAGGAAACTCCACCCCTGTAGAAACCGATATTTCAATGTTTGATGTGTGTAATAGTCAGTGCTAAATCTAATACTCTCAATGTGCGTTTTGTTTGTAAAGATCCAGTCTCTATGTACAAAATGATTTGCTGAGAAATCTAAGTAATCTAAACCCTTGCTCATGGTGCAACCCTTCCATTTGCTGCAAATGCTGCATAAGTTATTGGCATATGCTCTTTTAAAATCTCTTCGTAACGTTCTGCAACCATTTCGATCTCGCGCTGGGGATAGGACGGAAAGTGTGAGCCCTCCACATGCTGTCGTAAACTAAGAAAATTCATAAGTGCTCGAGCATTCATAGTTACATACGCACTTGAGTATATATTTAGAGGCAGCGCTATACGAGCCACCTCTTTAGCGATTCCGTTGGCTAAGAGTTGTTCATAGTTTTGATAGGCATCTATACACTGCTTCTCAAAAAGAACCTTAGTCATTGCGTATTGATCGTTAGTGCCCTCTATAAACTGATAGTGACCCGTTTTACCAATCTGCTGAAGGTTGCGTTCCCGCGCAGGAATGTAAAACTCTGGCTTTAAGACTGCATATCTACCGGACTCTTCGTTGTAACTTGCAATCCGGTGCCGCATGTGTTCGCGCCATACGAAAATAGGGGCTTTGACATAAAATGTAAAGTATGAATGCTCAAAGGGGCTTCCGTGGCGATCACGCATTAGGTAGTTGATTAGCCCTGAAATCTTTGCTTCATCCTGTGTAACATCTTTTGAGGCTTCACCTTTTGTACTTACCCAAGCGGCTCTTGCTACATCTATATCTTGTGCGCTATATTTAATGAGCTCTACTATAACTTCCGAGCTATATTGAACGGATTGCACTAAGTTCCTCCATAAGTGATTCGTTTTCTTTTTCTGAGCCCTTGTTTCGTTTAGTTTCTGCACGTTGCGAAGCCTTGGTAATAACTTTTTCTAGTGTTTTTACAGCCTCTACTAACTCAACAGAGTCGTTACTAAAAGTAAAGTATTCGAAAGTAGCTTGAACCACTACCACTTCATTGCTAACTGAGCCGTCAGGGTACTCTAGAAATTTAACGGAGTCAATACGTTCTAACTTCAACAACTCTGGACTGCCAGGTTTTGGCTGTCTATATTTAGATCCCACTGTCTTGTTCCTCTCTTATCGGATACATTTCTGCCATTCTTTTTGCTAGTTCTCGCATTTCTTCTATCGCTTCAGGAGTGTCTTTACCGTTTGACATTTCTTTCTGATGCCACTCTCTAACTGTTGCTAGGGCTTCAGCAGTAGAGGTCCATTCTTGCGAGCGTCCCTCAGTGCAGAATACAGAAGAGCAGATAGTGATGCTTTTAAATTTTATCGTACCCCCATCCTCTCTGTCCCAGACGTCCCCGTAGTCTACAGAAATATACCCCTCAGCAGACTTGCAAAAGGACTCGTACAGAAAGTAATGATTGTAGGACTCGCGCAAAAGTCTTTCAATTTCTTTAATGTCTTCATACTCTTCTGGCGTCATGAGGATAGACTACCGTATGGTAGACAAGAAATACTAGGGCCGTGTATAGTTTTTCTATGACATACTTTCAGATTGAAGATACTAAGTGGGCCGATGGTTTACAGTCTGGCCTTGAAGAATATATGATGACACTGCAAGAAAGTGCTTATGCCGAGGAAGAAAGGGAAGAGATCGAAGAGGTAGAGACAGCCTCTGGAATAGCCTTCTGTGGGTGCGACACTTGCTACTACCGAGAGATTCTCTGCTATCTAACTCCTCGCATTCTTGAAGGTGGAGCAGAGGGAAAAGTAACTCTTACGGATGGCTAGGCTATTTGGCTGGTGTATGGACAATCATCATGAAGGATGCAGGACTCATTACCGAGACCTGTATGAACCTGAGAAAATTATTGAATGCGAGTGCGAGTGTCACGTAGGCAAAAAGAAGAGACCACTCCCAGAACCACATATCCCTCCTAAAGAACAAAAACTTCCTAGAAGATCCTCTCGTTGATATCTACAATTATCCCATGTTGTAGTAAGTGATACGGGATACGCCAGTAATAGCGATAATTCCCGCTGCCGTGATAACCGTGAGGTTCTGGTAAGTAGCAACATGCGAACCGGGGTTTTGTGGAGCGAGAGCAGCCGCACCGATGAGGCTCAATGTTGCGCCAGAATCCGATCCTGCAACCGCAGCGCCGTAAGTGTACGCAGTGGGGATAGCCGCAATACCAACCTGATTTGCAGTCAGCATAAGAATCTTGGCAGGAACACCGCCACCAAACGGATCAGCAAGACCAACGCGACCAGCAGCGTTCGGCACAGTCGTACCAGTCGTAATAACAGCGCCGTTGGCTTTCAGCCAAGTGATTGTTGCAGCCGTATCCCTAATCTTGTCTACGGCAACTGTCGAGTTAAATATTGCTCCCTTCGCAGCCGTAGATCCGAACATGGCAGCACGATCAGCATCCGTAGCAGTAGCGCCAATCAGTCTTGTCATGGCTGCATTAGAACCAGCAAGAGCACCGATAGCAACCGGCTCAGAAAGAGCAATAGCGAAGTTCCCAGCGTTACCAATTAGTGAAGTAATCGCGGTCGCGCTGCCAGCGAAGGCACTCATAACAGCAGCGTTACTTGCAACAAGTGCAAAGTTTGCGTGAGTTGCAAGGCTGTTCAACGCAGCAAGTGAACCACCAATTGCAGTGGCAAGAATCGGATTCGTTAAGGCAACCGTCAGGTTTCCATGAACAGCGAGTGCTTCAATACTAGCTGGTACAGCAGCAATTGCATTGACAATAGTGTTGCTAGGGAACACCAAAGACAAGTTCGGGCTTGTTGCTAGATATAGCATTGCGGTTGTGTCCGTTGCCATAAGTTGAGCAGCAGCAGGATTAGCAACAACTTTCCCCAGTTCGCTTGAACTGTCAATAATTGAGTTGACGCTAGGGAACGCACCAATAAGACCGGCGAGGCTAACAATTGCGGCAGGTCGCACATTTGAAAATTGACCTGAGCCTCTAAAGTTTGTCCAAGCAGTTCCATCGTTGTAGATTGCAGACATAGCAACCGGGCTGGCACTAATGGCTGACATACCGACAGCGCTTGGAGTTATCTGCCCCATTGCTATCGTGTTTTGGGCCACGATAGCCATTGCAGAGGATGATCCAGCCACGATAGCAATAGAAGTCGCATCTGCTGCAACGTCACTCATCATACTGCCACTATTAGCCATCAAAGCAACGGTTGGTGAACTAGCAACAACTGCCTCCATAGCAGGTCGGGAATTAGAAACGAGGTTGTTAGCAGGCCCGTTAGCAATAAGCAAAGACATTGATGCGAAAGGCGCGGTTCCCGCTAAAGTTTCAACCACATTTTTCACGTTAGTTTCATAATGAGCGCCCCCAGTAAACTGAAACCACGAAATAGGATTTGCTTCAATCACCGTCAACGTTGCAAGGCTAGTCGAAACCGTACCAACAGCAGTACTGTTAGCGATAATTGCCTGCGACGCAATACTGTTTTCAGTCGAAGCCTCAGCAAAAACTGCTTCACGGGCAATAGGACTAGCGACAATAGCCGTAACCGTATTGCCACTTGCAGCAATGCGTCTAGCTTGACCGCGCATAGAAAGCAGAACCTTGAACTCGGCTAGTCGTCCACCATCAGTAAGAGAAGTTTGAAGTTGGGCACCTGAGTGCGTTCCACCTTCAACTGCGTTTAGCAGTCTAATTGCGCGTAACATTCCCATTTACTTCTCCTATTATTTAGCAACGAAGAAAGCAGACAGCCTGCTCACTTCATCTTCATCTAGTTCATCACGGATAGAACTTTCAATTAAATCGTTTGCACTCAACCAATCGAAAGCGGGAACGGCAAGCAACCACTGACCTGAATCGTCCGAAGCCGTAAAGCACGTTTCATCGTCGTCCGGTTCAAGTGTTGAAGCAATGAACTGAAACAATCCTATACCCTCTACAACCGTAGAGTCATCTGCCAGGGGTGCAGGAACACCAATAACTCTCAAGCTTGATCTGTCTTCATAGGCCAAATATCGCAATGAAGTAGGCGCACTGAGAACAACAATGTCGCCCTCACCCAAAAGGTTAATTGTGTTAATGCTTTTTAGATTTATTCCTGAAACTAAATTAGCCTGTTTTAAGTTAAGTGCATTTTGTGCAGCAACACTGACCGGCTTATTAGAATCTGTCGTGTTGTCCACAAGGTTCAATGCATCAACACGGTTCTTCGTCGCCAACGCTGCCGCCTGCGCGTTAGTGGTAATCAGTTGATTAGCAATAACAGCGTTAGTTTGAGCAGTAACTGCCGTGGTTAGAAGGGCTACTTCTTGCTCGATACTCATGCGTGGCCTCCGGTGAGATGATTAACAAAAAAAGTGTTCGTAGTTATTAGTGATGTTGCCATTTGAGTCAGTGGAACCTGTGAAGCGTTCTCAGATAACAGTACAGCGGAAGCAATTCTACTTTCAAGGGCCAGTTGAGCAGTAACAACAGTATCAAGCAGCTCAGTTGTCTGCGTTGTTAGGCTTACGAGGGACGCTTCGATAGTCATTTATGCACCTCTCGATTGTAGGATAAGTCTTTGTGTCTGTATTAGGTTTGATGCCTGCCATATTCGATACTCGTCTGACAGGTAGGTCCAACCATGTACGCCATACACTCCAGACTTTTGATCTACAGTGTCAAAGTACATCCACCCTTCTTCAGGACTGGCAGGAGGTTGAGAGACTAAAGCTAGTTTTAATGCGTTAAAGAACCTCATCCGACCACCGAAACTCTAAATGTGCCTGAAGCCTGAGTTTCGGCTGCAACGACGGTGACTGTATTAATTCCAGTAACCGTGGCATTTAAATCTACAAGCTCTCCGGTATCTATCAATCGACACATAATAAGTACATCAAGTGAGTTTAGCCCGTGGGTTACGGTTACTGGTGTTCCTCCAGTAAGCGTTCCTATGTTTATTGCATATTTCCCAGTTGCGCCAATCTGTTGGCGAGTTGTTTTTATTCCTAGTTCGCTAACCGTTATAGAGGAATCTTCAGCAAGAACGGAAAATACGTTTGCAGACGAAATAAGTCCGTTTCCGGTGGAGTATGTCTGCCCCGCTCCAAAACGTACCCATTCTATTGAAGTAACTCCGATAGTAATGTTGACAGACGTTTGCGTAAATGCCTCGTTAGTGCCAATTGTTCCAGAAGTAATCAGAACAGTTGCACCTTTAAGCTCAGCAGGAGTATCAGCGTCAACGCTACGAGTGGGAGCTCCAGTGGCATTTACTGTGTAGATACCGTTTTCTACGTTATTAGCTTGTGTTTTTATGAGAATACGGTCACCCGTTGTTAGACTAACTCCGTCAATAAACTGACCGTCGGTATAGCTAGTTGTCAAATCTCCGTCAGAAGTAGTGGCTACTCGCACTGAAGTCTTCCACGATAGACCCGCCGCGATATTGTCTACATATTGTTTGTTAGCAGCATCAGTACCAGTAGAAGGGTCAGCGACGTTAATACCTTTTTGATTTCTAAGGTCTACTCCATTAAAAAATTTAGATGCAGCCATTATGAGAATATAACCTCTCCTACTTGTGGTGTTGCAAATGAAATATATGAAGTATTAATGTCAATGTGATTTATTGGGACCCCAATAACTTCTCCCTCTAGGATAACAGAAACGTTAGGTATCTTTCCGAGATTATGCACTATCGTCCAATCGCCAGATGCCAGCGATTGAATATGTTTGTAGTAAAAAATTGGGCCTGGAATACCCTGTATTCCCTGCTCACCCAAAAGACCTTCAGGCCCTATCGGACCATCAAATCCACGTAGCCCTACACCAGCGAATACTTCAATAATATTATTAATTGACTCTACTGTTACCATGCTAATCTCAGTGGGTATCTCTACAAGATTTGTTTCAATACTAACCTCAACGGAAGTGTTTGACTCGGGAGTTATCTCTACAAGATTTGTTTCAGTATTGACCTCAACCAAAGGTGTTAAATCGTCAGTGTTGAATGACATTTTTATGCACTTCTAACTGTAAAATCTCCACGAACAATTCGCTCTTGTATGCCAGAGCTTTCCGTAAACTCCAAAGCGTATGTATATTTCCCCTCCGGCAAATTACTCATGACTGATGGCGGAATATTGATAGAAACAGTGCCTCGAGCACCGTCAATATCTATGTAGTCACTTGTCGATATTTCTAAAAGAATTTGCCCGGATACTTCCTTGATAGCCATATATGCAGTGGTATCTGTGATAACAATGGTACGCCGTTTAGAGTCTTTTCTAACTAGTGCACGAGAAAAAGTCATGCCAAAATCAGCTATGAAGTTATGTGATCCAGCCAGAGCAGCCAAAGAATTCTCCTTTTTAGAGCTCAGCCTTACATTATGCCATGAAATACGTAAACCTATTCACATACAAGAGTGTGTTGGGGTAGGCTAACACTATGACTAGAAAAAAGAAGGTAATGCCAACTCTGGAAGATGTTCACCCAGAGTGGATAATTTTTGACGAGATTCAAATAAATGGACGTAATATTATGTCGGGGACTGAAATCTCTATTACATCTGAAAAAGGAAGATTTAGATTTATCAAATACGTTAAAACCCCTTCCGCTGAATGGATAGATGTTATTGGAGGCCCTAAAGGGTCCAAAATGTTTAGATCATTTAGGCCAGAACAAGTCAAAACAGTTCACTGGAAAAACAAGCTGCGAGAAAGCTTTAAAGACTCTGAAAAGTCTGTATCCAACTAGCTAGCTCTTCAAGGCTAAGATTCATAGATATTTCTTCCCCTAATAGATTTTGTATCTTTTCTAAATACTCTTCTAGCTCTTCTTGAGTAATTCCTGTTACTTCTTTAAGATGTCTTTCCATCTCAGCGAGGGCATCAATAATAGTTTGAAGAGGCACAACTTGAAATCCTGACTGAGTTACAAGACTAATTAGCCTGTCTTCTTTTTCTTCGGGCTCTTCAGACATAGGATAAATCTATTAAATACTGTCGGAGTCCACGACAAGAGTCTTGTCAAGTAAATGTGATTGATCTATCACGTAGTAAGACAGTTCTCGAAGTGTCTCTTCATAACGAAGGAAATGATGCCGACAAAAATACAGCTCACCTGAGTCAAGAATAGTAAGAAAATATGCTTGCGAATAACATATATCGCAACGGTCTGATGAGTTGAGGATTTTTTCTTCTGCTTGTAAGCTGCTCATTTGTAGATTCTACTAGACAATTGCATTCATAATATTTAAAACATGATTTTTAGGGATAATAGCTAGATGTGAAGACACGTCATTTTTTCCAAATGATACAACAAAATTATCATTTAGTTCAACCATTCCCCCTACAAACTCTATTCCAGGACCTACAAATTGAAATGCCTGAGAAGATTCTATTAATACGCCAAAACGATCAAATCGTACAAAATAATGTCCGTAGTTTTTTACAACAAAATCCATCATGCCAAAATTATTAGGGCTATACCCTCGAGATTTGCTAACCCATAGTTTGTGCATAACTGCAATATAGGTCCCATCTTTTTGCTCTATAAGATGAGAGTTCCCTCTAAGTCCAGAAATAAGATTATTGTCAGAGAAGTTGGTAATAATTTTATCGTTTTTAATAATTGCTGTAGGTCCATAAACAAAATCAAAGTACTCAGTAGCTTTGAGATCAGGAACTAACCAGTTTTTTTCAGGCTTATCTGGACGAACACCAGGATAAATTTTCACATCAATAATCTTTGTGGCTTTGGGGTCAAGCTTACAAACACAAAAACGTGCAACCGGAGTGTGCTCTTCCATAACTACTCCTGCAATCATCCAACTATTATCTCTCCAGAAGAGTCGTGGATCTTCAATTCCTCGAGTGTACTTTAGGGGCAATTCGGGCATAGGAATCTGTCTAAAGTTTTTAAACTTGAAATTCTTATCTACTTCAGCAAAATAAATTCTATTACGAATCTTTCCACCGTTTGTCACATGAAGCTCGCCATGAGGAAGGACTACATAGTTAGAAGATCTAAAGGCCATTGCGTATCCTTTTTTAGGAGAATACCCAATAGATGGATTAAAACACGACCACTCTTTATTATTTTCTTCTGCTAGTCTTTTAAGATTTATTATGTTATCGGTGATAGGGAGAAAAGTTGTAGGGTCTTCTTTTAACATGTTAATCCTTCTCATAAATTGCTTGCGGGTAACGATCTAACACAGGACTTTTCTTTTTAGCAATAGTAAATATGTTGTCTCCTGTATGTGTAATATTAAAACCAGCCGCATTCAGCCTTGCCACAACAGAAGGCATAGAATCTTCAAAACAATCTTCTGTCCAGATACTCCCATCAAAACCCGCAGCTTTGACTACTTGCATAAGAGAATGTATAGAGTACTCATAGTTATGCCTGTACGGAGACCTATTAGTGTGGTACTGCATATAAAAGTATGGTTCTAGTCCGGACATCATTTTTGTAAGTCCTCGAGAACTAACCACATTTGGAGTTGTTAATAGCAAGCTTCCTTTAGGCTTTAGTACTCTATTAACTTCAGACATCATAAACATTGGATCAATATCCATGTGCTCAATTACTTCTGAACAAATAACCCAATCGTATGTTTTATCTTTTACTGGAATCTCATCAGACTCTAAATCAATAGCAAAAGCCGTAAAACTCCCTGAGTAGCTATGTATTGCTATTTCGTAGGTATGCACTGTTTCTTTGTTCATATCAAAATTAGTAACATCTATTGTAACTTTTGGTAAAAGAGCTTGAATTGCAAGAGTAATTACTCCACCAGTTCCTAATTCCAGGATACGACCTTTAGGTTTTTGATCAAGAAGGACCTGTAAAGTTCTTGCAATTCTCCTTGTGTGAGTTATATGGTAAGTATCTTCGGGTCTAATAAGTTCTTTCAGAACTTCTGCGACAGCAGGATAGATGTCTGTATACGGTCCGGTAAACATAACTGCATTATGCCACAGAAAGGAAATTATCGGGCCCCCTTGCGGACATGTGATATTATTTATGAGATACATGCCAGAGTCCCCTAGTGGCCGATGGGACCGATTTTGTAAGTCGGTACAAAAACAACGCAGGTTCGAATCCTGCCTCTGGCTCCAAGTACATACAAGGCATTAAACAAGAATGGAAAGAGAAAATACAGAGCCGGGGGCTAAGGGGGCATATAAACCAAAAACCCCCTTGCGGAGGTTAGTGGGGTGAATATCCGGGTTGCTTTTTACCGGAACGGCCTAGCCAGCAATCCATAGGTTTATGTACCGCTGTAGCCGATCTACCGTTTACTCCGCTAAGAGAAAGACCGCTAAGTCCCGATAGTGCGTTTCTCGCCCCTACTGGCACAGAGCTTGATTCCGCCATATTCCACTCGGACCGTCGCCCTTATGTTGCGAGAATAGTAGCACAGATACTTAATAATTAATACACGGAGGTATATTCTTATTGTCCTTACACGAATTAGGTGTAAAATACAAGTAATCAAAGGAGTTATTAATGAAGTGTGAAATTTGCTATTGGGCCGAAATGCCTGACAGTGTTCCATCTATGTCTAGGCATATTGGTACATATCATCAAGACATTGTTCCAGATCAAGTAATTGTATGGAAGAACTCAGAAATGATTCTTGTTGAAAAGTACAATGGAAAAGATCAACTTATTAATGTCTATGTACAAAAAGTTGTTCCTTCTCCTAAAGAAAAGCCACTTTTTGATTATGTCCCTCTAGAAACGGAAACTGTTAAAGACTTTGAAGACACTCCCACTGTTATTGATCTAGACGAATTACCTTAAGCACTACAAAACAACGGTACGACTCAAAGGCTGACGCAGAAGGATTCGAACCTTCAACCATCCGATTAACAGTCTGATTTTCTTACAGTCTTGTTATTTTTCCGCTTGGAATAGCGTTTAAGTTCTCTAGGTTGCATATCCCGCACCACAGGTTGTTTGTTATTTTGGAATATTTCGCGTTCTCTGTTTCTCTTTGATCTACTAAAACGCCACAAGAATCGCACAGGTCTTCTGTTATTGACATACCCGGACTTACTCCTTTGTTTCATACTTCTCTTCAATATAATCTACTAAAGATAATTCTTCTTGGTCGGTAGGTTTTAACTGTAGGTACAGCTCATGGAGTATAGGAAATCCATCTACTCCCGTAAATGTTTCGTACCCCGCCAAAGAGAAATAAAGTTTCTGAATAAGATCTTTACTTGCCTCATTCTGTTCTTGAATAGGAGCTTCTACTTCTTCAAGACCTAGAATATTAAAAGCATACTCTACAGTCAAAGCAACAGCCGTACTTGCAATTCCTTTATTTCTATGCGACTCGTCAATCCAATAACTAATGTAGCAATGGTTTTTTGTTATATTCCACAAAGTTACTTCACCTACGGGTGCAGCTTTATGATAGACACCAAAAGGAATCTTAGGTTTTTTAACCGTTTCAATTATTTGATATGGAGATATTGAATCCAAGTTTTTTTCCCGCAGAGCAGCAAACATCATTGAATCGTTCAGAGATAAAGTATTGACGAATACTGTGCCAAAGTTTAAATGTGCTGGCTCTATCTTATATTCTTCGTCCAAGTCTCGAATTCTAATGTTAGATGTGGGCATGTCCATGTTCAATTTCTTTCATCTTTATATATAAACTGTTCAGGCAGTCAAGTGAACATGCGTGACTATCTATTGAAGATTGTCCTTCTTGCTGACCCTGCCAAGTAGCAACAGATATCCAGTTCTTTCTTGGAAAGTCTTCTAAGTTAGTTCCATCAACAGTTGCGTCTGCATCTACGGCTCCGCAACCATCGCAGACAACTCCAACAATATATGTCATTACAGTCCCTTCGTTATGTAGTAGTAGCAAAACTCTACCACTAACCTCCGTTAGAGTAAAACCCTCGGCCTTTAAACATGACAACAGTATTGTCAAACTTTCTTTTTAGTTTCTTAGCGCAGTCAGGTTTCGGGCAAGTAGTTCTTTGTTGAGGATCTGAGATCCCTCTAGTCTCGATATAAGGATGTCCAATCTCGCATACATATGAATATGTAGGCATTAGATATGATGTCCTTCTATTTCGTTGGGAGCCTGCTTTAGTGGAGAGGTAGAGTATTCACATCTCATACAGATGTCTATACCTCTCCACACCTCAATGTCGTGACCTTGAGCGCAAGGATTTTCTTTAGGCATTTTTCTTTTCTTTAGCAATATCCGTAATCATTCTAACCTCGCAACTATCCGTGCTACAGAAAGCTTCTCCGATAGCATCAGATGCCATACCTGCGTAGACTCCCGCAAAGTCAATCTGAAAGAGTTTCATTGTGTAGTCGTTATACTCTTCCTCAGTGATTTGACCGTAGGGCATCTGGGGATAAGTATCGTTTCCTTGGGGTAGGAATGAAACTGTCTTCATCTGACCGTCATACATATGAAGAACAGATCCGACATGCTTGCTTTCTGTCTCTGCATTAAACGAAATCGTAACACTAACAGAGTTGTCAGACCAGTATCGCTGTGCTTGTGCTGCTAGTGCCATTTTCTCGAAGATGGTAACTTCTTTGTCAGACCTAGATGAGTTTGAAGCAATTGGAAAGTAAACAACGGAGGTAGTGTCTGGAGATTCGAACGCTGGTTCGACCCGGTAATTAGCCATCTTGAATAGAGGAAGCATCGGATCACTGTTAGCGAAGCGAATCGTGCGCAGAAAATACTTACCACCGGGAGTCCAATGTACACCAGGGGACTCACCAGCAAGAATAGAAACTGTTCCCGAAGGCTTAACGGTTGTTGTTTTAATCGACTCCCGAATCCCAAGCCATTCCGAGTAGATGGTGTCGTAATATTTGATAGTTCCGTATCCTTCATCCATCCATGTTCTCAGAGTTGGGAGACCCTGATTATCTGCAAAGTCTGCTACGCCCGACATTGACGCTCCAATACGACGGTTACGCTGCATGATTGCGTTGGTCTCTTCCCAGTGGGTGGGGAGGAGAGTGACAGTCTTAGCGTAGAGATAAGCAAACTTTAAAGTGCGCTTGTAGTCTTCTAGAGTGTCGTGCCGATTTAGGTAAGTCTCTACAAGGGTGCACATCTCGAAGGACTCAAGAGATTGTTCGGCGCAATTGTGAACGTACAGCCCATTGGCATCAAAAGCGTGAACTTTCTCTACGGTGACATCATAAACCGATGCAGTTCCAAAAGGAGTCAATGACTTGAACGTTGCATAAAATGGCTTAGTGTATACGGCCTTGCTTCGGAGACTGTTGATACGAAACCACTTATCACTCTTCTCTAAATCACAAAAGCCGATGCGATCCATATACCTATGAGCACTCTGCGCTGAAATCATTAGTCGCCAAGTTGCCTTGGTAGCATAAATTTGATAGTCGCCTGTGCCATTATTCTTTGGTAGAGACATTTCGCCTGCGGTTCGGTTCATTGCTACGGTTGATTGAATGCCTAACCGCAAGAGCATACGCTGGACCCGCTTAAGTTGCTCTTTATCAGACTGATGTAGACGAATACTTACGCCCTTCTCTAGGTTTCCTTCTACTGAACCGTCAGCATCAAATGCGCCACGGAGGAACCCGACGTAAAACTCTGAAGACATCTGCTCAAGATCGTCTGTAATCTTCTTAGATCCCGGGCTCATACCTACAGAGTCAGCAAGATGTGCAATAGATGCACTCTTCAATCTATACTCATTCCGTCCCGGAACTTCCATAAATCCCTGCCAGTCAGACCTGTGTGAAAGTGTAGATGCTGCTGTAAAGACTGCTTCTTTGACCTCTGGGTGGTCGCCCCAGACACTTAGCACAGCACTTTTATTGTTGAAAGTTCCGTCTCCCCAGAGTTGACCAATAAGATATCCCTCTTGTTCGGAGCCAGCACCTCCCCACACACTTAATGTTCCATGATCGTGCAGGACAATCTTATCTTCGTGAGTAAGATTTCCCGCTTCTACCCACCCACGTTGGGTCATCACTTGGTGGTTGTCTGTGATCCTAAGTGTGTGTCCCTCTACCGTTGTCAAATCAAAGACCTGACGATCATGGTCTGTAAGGAAGAATCCATCTGACTCGGTTCGATACTTCTCTCCATCTACAATCGCTACGAACGGGGTGCCAACCAAGTCGCGCACCTGCCTCGGACCATCTTCAGTCAATACCCACGAATCATCAGTGATGCAAGGGTTGTAGCCTACGACGCGATGATCTTTGTTATTTGGTGCATCTGCAAGACGACCGTACGCACGCGACACATCCATCCACAAAACTCCGGGCTCACCGTTGCGAACTACTCCATCAAGAATTGGAGATAAGTCTTCTCCAACTTTTACATCTACTGAGTTGTTAGACATCCAGCCAAACTCTTGACGATCTGCTGCAGGTCCAGGAGTGAACTTACCTTTGTCATCATAGGTTCCATAATTCTTGAGGTTCAAAAACTCTTCGTCATCAATAGAACCAATGAGAAGTTCGGCTGAGCGACGCACGTTACCTGAGACAACGCAGACGCCAATCATATTTCCAATATTGGCAATGTCTGTTCGAGTTACCATTTCGCCACCTCTACCACTAAACAACTTAGTAATATGGTTGTGTAGTTTTTCTAATGGCTGATGTCCCGCTGCGGTCCCACCAAAAATCTTAATTGGTACGCCTGCAGGACGGATTAATGAGTAGTCAAACTTCACTGATTTTTGATCTGACTTAAGGTAAGAGTTAATTTGCATGGTCAAAGATTCAACCCAACCCTCTCGGGTATCAGGAATCTCATATACAACTGACTCTTCTAATGGATTGTAGATATTGAAGTTTTTGTCAGCACCCTTATTGTCGAAACCAACGCCAACGCCAAGCATGGAAGCTTCCATAAGATATGCAAATGGTTTTGCTGGATTGTTCTTGGTCATTTCCATGCTACTAACAAAGGCACAGTTTTGAAGGGCTGCGCTATTGCGCTGCTCATTTACAAGACGAGTTCCCATAACCCAAAGACCTCTGCCAGGTGGAGTCCACTTCAGATTAAAGAGACGGTCAAAACCTTCTTTGGCTGATGATTGAGCCTTCTGGTCATTCCACGGTAAACGATTAGTTTTGCAGTGATCTTTTTGAAGAGAGTACATGCCATTGATGACACGCTCACATACATCTGTCCACGTCTCTTTAGTGCCGTCTTCTTTGATCCTTGAGTAAGTTCTTAAGAATGTAATTTCCCCAACAGAGTTGCCTCCTGCGTCTCTATAACCAAACGGTGCTTTCTTATCTGCATAAGTAGCAACAAAGTCTTCAGAAAGCCGAAAAGAAAATAAAAGTGACACAAAGCCTGCCTTAAATAGTTAGTGGTTGTTGGGTTACTAGAGTACTAGAAGCCTAGAACAGTTTGTCTTGAGACGCAGTATCTGTAGTATCGGGAATTACATTATCTCTATAGAGAACTAAAAGTCGAGCTCGTTCCATCCCTTGAATGTACTCGCTTGAAAAATCATTTTCTCTATATTTTGCAATGTGTTTTTCTAAATCTATTACTACTTTGTTTCTACATTCGCTTTCTAGTTGGTTTTTAGCTAGCTCATATTCCGACCAACGTACGGCTGTATTTTCACACATAAATGCTCCAAATCTTTATTCTATAAGTTCATACCGTACGAAACTTTATATAACATTTGTGAGGTTCAGGAGATATGCAGTAGTCCTCGTAGTTACATTCACCGCATGAAGTTCGTTCTGCATACGACTTGTCCAACTTTACTGCCATAGATAGGTGTCCGTCAATAAGAGTATCGTCAGAAGTTTTTAGATCTTCAAGCTGTGCAACAAACTCTTTTAGATCTGCGTAGGTAGACATGTCTCCCAGAGACACATGAATGACAGTTCTAGAGTTAAAACCGTTAGGTATTGCTTTGACGTCTATAGAAGCTTTAAGACAGTCTTCATAATTGTTTGAGCCAAACGCTCCCATTTCTTCTAACGTCTCAATAGTAAAAGCTACGTCTTCAAAAACCATAGCAATTTGACTGTCTTTAACATTTATGTCAAGTTCTAGATTGTAACCTTTGGCATCTAGGTCATGACCATGCTTCTTCATTGTTTTTCTAGTTACTTCATAGGCATAGTTATTAAAATTCTTCATTAATATCATCTCTTTTCTGTTTGTTTAAATCTTTTTTATCTCGATCGGTAATTTCTTGCAGTAATCTATCGTCTACATAATCTGGAACATAGTTTCCTTTTTTTCTATGTGCTTTTATATGTTCAAGCATCTCTTCCTCCGTATCCGATATAAAAGATTCGAAGAGTTCTTCAGACAAAGAGCACGCGCAACACTCGAATTTATTTTTAAAAGTTCCAAAGATATAAACATCCGCCTCAACGAATCTACAGTAGCTCATATCTAACGTTCCTTCTTCCAGGTTAATTAACTAATTAATTATAACTCCAGTTATACTTAATTTGATAGTTGATAGTTCTGCTCTTTCTCTTTCTCTTTCTCTTTTATCATAGATTTATGGCACGGGGCGCATAGTATTTGTAAATTGTCTTGATGGTTTAGACATGTCATATATAAAGGATTAAATCCACTAAGTGTTTCGAGGTGTTGAACCACAAGGTTTCTAGTTTTTGTTCTAGTTCTCCTGCAGATATTACATACAGGAACGTCAACAATACGAAATTTAGCTTGCCTAGCTTCTTTCGGACTATGGTTGTTGTACCAATCTATTCGACATTTAGGAGAGCAGTACACTCTATTCTTTCCAGGATTATCCTTGCCACAGGTTGGACACCCAGTTTCATGATGTTCTTCTACCATTTTAAATCCTTTTCTGTAGTGCTCAACGGTACGCCACACCATGCCCGATAGGGCATATTCTGGCGTACTATTCTAGTTAGGTTTATCATTCCACTTTTACCCATCTAATCGCGGTTTCAATACGAACTCGTCGCACTAAATCACCATCAGGATCTTGTCGTAAGTTTCCATCTTCATTGACGCAGTAACCCCAAATGTTTTCAACGATGTCTAGGCACCGTACACGCTCAGTCTCAACAGCAGCCTTGATAGCGGCAGCGTGATCTTCATGCCTCACCCATAAACCTTTGTTTGAAGACTCGCCCTCGTACAAGTCCATCTTATAACGCGGAATGTCGCTCATCACTTCACCTCCGGTGGGTCGCATCGTTCTATGTGAGTAATGTCTTCGTTTACTCCGTGATCATCACTTATCAGAGAATACATCCCTGCAGCAAGTTCACCTTGTTGATTCGTATTGTAAATAGCCCAAGGCCCAAAGGGTGTGTCATACCACTTTCCCTTTACCCATTCATGCTCAACGAGGGTCGGGATTAGTTCGGCGGGGGTCGGTGCGACGTAGAGGGTGAGTGTTCTAGAATCGCATTGACTCTGCCCACCCTTATCCCACGCCACCCAAAACTCATCAACTTGATCGTCATATGTTTCAATGGAAGTTACTGTCCCGATGAACATATCATTCCGTACCCGATCCCCAACCTTGAACTTAGGCTCAGGTGTAGGTGGGATGTAGAGGTCAAGACGAGAGGCACTTACGCGTGTTACCGGCATCCCTGTCGTTGTGCAGACATCGTATGACCAGTCACTTGCGACGCTGCTGCTACCCAATATTCCGGTGATGACCAAGATTTCGCAGTGCTCATCTAGCAGCACCCGATCCCCCAAGTTAAACTTTGGCTTAGATGTCAGTGATTTCTTGACGTAACCACCTGAGCAGCCACACGAGGTAATTTCTGGTAGGACGTACAGGGTTAGATCGTCTTCATTTATACGCCAGTTTTCGTTTGAGTAGTACCATTGATCGGATTCATTAACGTATTCGGCTTTAGTAATTTCCCAAAAAAGATGACCTGAGAATGGGTCTACCACGGGATCTCCAACTTTGAATTTTGGTTTCGGGGACATCTTTACTTCACCTTTAAACTCTCGTTTCGGGTAGATCGTTACTCCACCTTTTGAGCCGACGTTCGCCAACGTTACTATTGTGTCGTCTAACAGATACGCTTTTGATGTGTGATCATCTTCAACTGTGACCTTGAACATCTGATTGGCTGCAGAGTGATAAATAATAATTCCTTCTGGTCTATCAAACCCTCGAGCTGCTACGCTGCCCTGATATTTAAATGACTGGATGCAGTCTTTTGCAGCGTCTGTGTGAAACGGACCTTCGTACAAAGTAGGAACTACAGTAAGCCCGTATTCAGTGAGACCGACATCCTTCCAACGCTTCACATTAAATAGTGAAAACCTTCGTTCTCCTTGTAATAGTCCGTATCCTCGTTGGATTCCATGCCCCCACCATTCACCAAAGTGAAGTCCAGGTCCCAGCGTTGAAATGAGTTCTAGTTTGTTTTTGCTAACCCATGCAGCAAACCCAAAGTTGTCTTCCTCAAGAGTGATAACTTTTTTACGGGATTGAGCGTAGATATCCCCATCTACGGTAATTCCGATGGCTGCATTAGTTCCATCAATTTTTTCCGTGATAACTATGTCTCGGTTGAGACGTGGAATCTTTGGGAAAGCGTTAAATTCAATTAAATTTGTCATTGGGTTCCTTTTGTTTTTTTGTCTTTTGTCTTATCTGCTAGGTTCGGTAAAAATATATCATACTAGAATTTTATATTCAAGTGCTTCTTTGATAACTTCTGCTATGGCTCTGTCCCTATCTACATATGTGTCAAATGTTTCTAGGACTCTAGTGGCAAAATATACTCCCTGTCTTACTCCAAAGTCGATTGCTTGCTCTTCAGAATTGAATTGGGTGTCGGTCTGAGTTTTTGAGAACTCATATCCCTGCATGAATCCTTCGTCGTAGTCCACGTTGTTGTCTTTACTCGCGTCTAAGTCTTCTTTTTTATTTGTTCTACTTATTTTCATGTTTTCTTTTATTCGACGTTCGGTTTCAAGTAGTCCAACGTAGGACGTAGATTCAATAACTACTGCTATGCCATCGCTGGCAACTCTTTTTAATTCGATTAGCGCGTCTCGAGCGCCGTCTTCATACCCGCCGTAATATCCTTCGTCGTAATCCACGTTGCCATCTTTAATCATCTCAAGAAACCTTCTTTACGAGCCTTAGCTACCCAACGGGCAGAGGTACTGTGTGGTGCACCTGTTGCTTTAGAGATTGCTACTAAGGGACGTTCGTTTCGTGTTAGGGCATCAATATAGAAATGAGACAAGTTCTTAAGAAAGACATCATTAAGAGAGTTAGGACGGTCTAACGATGGACGAGTCTTAGCCGGTTGTGCGCTGGACCTGTTCTTGATAATTGTCTCTACTGCACCGAGTGGAAACTCTCGCAGATCATATGCAGACATTGACTTATTTACTTGCGTCTTAAACTTTACCTCAGAGATTGAGCCTTTATTATCTGTAAGAATAGTAGCGGACCCCGTGAAGTTAGAATATTTAACCGTGTAGATATTCTTTTCTGTCTCTGACTTCTTAACAGTTATTGTTTCTTGAAAACTCATTGTTTGTGCCCTTCGTCATAGATTAATTATCTTTATTGCTTAAGAGTAAGTCTAAACACATAACCGTTTACTTGTCAACTTATTCTTCTATTGTTTCTGTGTAGTTAAGATTTTTACCACAGGGAGGACATAAAGTTTTAAGCCAGTGGCTCTGCGTAAGAACCTCTCCATGTAAACTTGAACAAACTTCACATGTGCGGGATGAAAGTTCTTCGTACTTTTCTACTATATTTGACATCTCTTCATATAGATTGCTTTGACGTAGACCCTCTGGTTCATACGCCTTTAGTGTTGCTTCATGTTCTGCGCTATCAAAGTGCGGACAGTATTCTGTGTGAAACCACTCCGACAGTTTGTATTGCATCTCGATTGTTCTAAGGCTCCTATCCTCTTTAGTAAGATATGCAGGATTAACTGGGCCTCTGGCTGGCGCTAGGTTATCAATATCTTTGCAGCATTGATGCTCAGGGGATGGTAGTCCGAAATAATAGCGAAGGGTAGCGTATTTTTCCTTGACTTGGTGGATCTCGTAGTCTGGATATATGGCCGAAAGTTTTTTGTCGAGTTCTATTATTAAAGGGTACCAACCTTTGTTACATGAAATCCATTTTCCCCAGCCGTCGGGAATGCGATTAAGGATTACTAACAAATCCTCTGAGTATTCTCCTGCATCTTTTGGCAGGTGAACGGTATCTCTAAAAGATTTAACTTTTTCTTCTTCTTGATTATTTATCATTGTTGGTAATCCTTAACTCGGTTTCTATGTCATATGGTCTAGCACAACAGCCGTCGCAACCGTGGACGGATTCAAACTCGTCCATAGATTTCTGATCGTCCGGGTCAGGATGACCAATACCGTGTGGGCAGATGCGCTCCATTAGGGCTCTGTCGCTACGCCAGTTTTGGGGCCACGAGTCCATGTGGTGGTTGGAATTGTAATGGACCGGGCACCAGTAACCTCTGCAACGTCCTATGGCGTGAGCGATAATTTTCTGGCCACCTACCAGTATTGATGGCTCCAGCGCATTCATATCGTAGTAGGTCTCGTCCTTGCTCATTTTAATCCTATCTAGTTTAAGTATTTAAACCTTACCACTAGATAGGACAAAACAAAAGTCCCTGCATAGAGTAGAAAATGCAGGGACCTTATAGAGATATTATACTACAAGTTGCAGGTTCTTCCGGGAACAGTCTCATTCCAGTGGTGCCTGCCAGACCATTTGCTCTCGTAGTTGAGTGCAGTAAAAAATGCTCGGTCCTGGAATTCACGAGCCCATTTGTTGATCGGGGTCTTCTGCAGTTTGGTACGGATTTTCTTGGCGACTGGTTTGCCGTAGTCCTTCTTGAGTTCTGGGTAGATCATATGAGGAAGTCCATTTCTCCAGCTTCGATCCAGGAATTGATATGCGCCAGCAGCAGTTGAGGTTGGGTAATTAGTAGCTCCATATGTGTTGCGGGATTCTCGGTACATTACGCATTCGCGGAAATGCTCTTGAGATTTGTTGTAGAACTTGCCGGTGTAGACGCTCTTCTCATATCCATGCATGGACGGATGTTTATACTTCCGAGTGACCGTTGGCATCTGAACTCGAGCAATCGTAGGGACCGAGGTGACTGCCATAGCGGTAGTGAAAGTTATTCCCCGGGCATCCTTTGGGACTGGCGTAACAGCCGTGGAAGTTGCAAGTGAAGATGCTGAAAGCAGAGTGACAACGGATAGTAGAAATAGGAGTACACTAAGCTTGCCTGCTACTTGGGTATATTGATGGTTGAACATATCTTTCCTTCCGTGGTGGTCGGTTAGTTGTGATGGTAAAAGGTTGAGCCCCTCCTCTTCTGGCGAAGATCGGGGGCCCAATTTTAGTTTAAGTTGCTTTCACGGTAAAACCATTTTTCTTTCCTAGCTTTATAAGTGAAGCTCTACCAGGGATTCCGTCAGCGTCTGCGCCTGTGTAACCCAGCTTTTTCTGCCACTTGGCGTAGGCTGCCTTAGTAGCAGCATTAAATACGGGAGAGACTTGCTTGGCTAGTCCTACCTCCTTTTGAAGGGCTTCTTGTACCGTGCCGACCGAAGCGTTCTTTTGCCGTGGCTTTAGATCGCTAAGCTTTACGACTGGCTTCGGTGCTGGCTTTGGCTTGGCTGGCACCACTTCACACACAACTACTGCTGGTGGGTCGGACTTTGGGATTTTTCCAACAATAATCTGTTCTGGCTCTGGTGTTGGGGTGGGTTTGACAACCAAGACGCCTTTTGAATTGGCTTTTACAAAGGCAGTGACTTCTCTGCGCGTCTTCTCTGAATCTATTACGTTCCTTCGGGCGATTCCTACGACCTGATGCCACCAATCGAGATCCTGCTTGACATCGGGTTTGCGGGTAGTCCAATCTTGATGACGGATCACTCGATCTACTGGGTACGACAGGTTGAATGGGCGCAGGGCGTTAAGTAACGCAGCGGAGAGCAAAGCTGTAGATATCACCTGCTCGAGGGTCATGCCACCTTTAGTTCCGTTGATGGCTGCCGTTGTACCAAGAGATTCGATTTCGATTCCGTACAGGTACTCGTTACCTTGATCCTTGGGAACGGTAACGTCGGGAAGTGTTTTTCTTTTGAAAGTTACAGGTCCGCCTGAACCAGCATGATAGGCGCTGGTACCTGAAACAACTTCAACGGTACCGTCGCGGTTTACGAGGAAGTGACATGCGCGCACTGGAGCATAAGGGTTGCCGTTGACAATCCAGTTAAGGGAGTTCGTGCCAGCCGTGTGGTGGAGAACTACGCCGACACTCGGGGACGTTCCGTAAACGTCAATCTTCTTGGAATCCCAGCCGTCAATGAACTTTGTGGGAACTCCGTACTTCTTGAGTTTGTACTTGAGCCTTCGTTGTGAAACTCTCATTTTACTCCTCTACAATCTGTGTAATGATTTTGGTCATCTTTTAATCATACAGCAGAATGTCTTGGTTTATCAAGGTAGATCGGATTTTTATTACTTTTTATCGAAAACTTTGAGGTGTCCCTGTTGGCAAAAACATAACACTTTCATTGTGTTTCTGTAGAGAGTCTCCCCTTCTGCGGTTGCGGCGGCGGAAGAATCCGGGGTTGTTTAGGCCCTTTATTTGTGGCTAGTATTTCTATTATTGATGAAGCTATATGATAGAAAATCATCGTTTTTTAGACTTAAGTGGGACCATTCAACTAAAGAATTAGAGGCGGATATGGATGTGTGTAGGGTAAAAAGTTACTTACGTCAAATGATGAGTTTGCGTGAGATAGGTGTAAGTACAAATTAGTGAGTTACTAGCAGGAAAAAATATATGTAAGTTGTTGTTTGGTGTAAGTGGAAACCATTCATCTATATCAACTGTATGCAATATGAACTATTTTTACAGTACACGCGTACGCGCGCGCCTATGGGCTCTACTAGAAAATAGTTCATATTAGCGACAGCTGATATAGAAGTATAGTTTTTGTTATTGTTCGTGGATTTATATAGGTACTAATAGACGACGTAGAAACATAGAGTATTGGTAAGTAAGGTCCACTTTAAATGTCTTTCGCTAAAAATAGCTGTTTTAGTTGACTTGTTTCTACTTCGGGTGTAGGATGAGCGCATGATCCTCTTTTACGGGCTGAACGGTGAGACGATTTCTGAGAAAGAGTGGAGCAAACTATTTGGGAGTCCGGATCGAATTGTGGCGAAGATGAACCTGCCGGACCAAGGAGTTGTAGTTTCAACTATTTGGATAGGACTTTCTTTTTCAGATGAGCTAGCGACAGGAGATCGACCGCTGATATATGAGACGATGGTCTTTCCAGAGAATGATTACCTTGAGATAGAGTGTTTCCGTTGGGCTACTCGCTATGAGGCAGCGCAGGGCCATGCAGAAGTAGTTGACAAGGTAGTCTCTGGAGAGATATCCTTGGGAGTAGATCTGGCTCGAGGTCTTCAATCTGATATTGATCTTGAGTACAAAGAGTTAATATCTAGGAAGTCTGCCGAAGTAGATGCTTCAGGAGTTCCTACTGCTGGGTGTCCGATATGCGGAGACCGCTGGATTTTAGTTCCGATGCTTTTTGATGAAGAGACGTATGATGTTGCTGCGTGGGGCACAGAAGGAACGTGCTACTCATGTGGGACAAAGGTGACTGTCTGTACCCCGCTGGATGCAGAAGGTCTAGGAGAGGATTAAAATGCTTACCAAAGCGATGACCCAACACGGAACCTACTACCTAATTGATCTTGCGCAAGGAAAAGCTAAGAGAGTTCCTGCACAGAGACGAGGGGCTATGCACGAAGATCTCGAGTGGTTTAATTTCTATGACGTAATGGCTTTTGACTCTGAGTCACTTGAAATACAGGGACCGATTATGGTTGGGAAAAGAATGTACTTTCGAGTTACACATGGAAATTTCTATGATTGGCGAGTCTCAACTGAGGTGATGTCTTTGGAGTCGGTTAACGAAGAAGGGACGGGAAAGACCAATGGATAAGGTTCACGACAATCTGTGTTCATACAAGGTTCATCACTATCTTGCAGGAAAGTGCAATTGTGATGTAATAGAGGCAGTCATTGCGCGAGAGGCAGAGAAGACGCAACTGAAGTTACAGCGCGCTTATGAACAGGGACGAATGGTAACGGTGCGCGAACGCAAGAGAAGTCAGACCTTTTCGTTAGTTAAAAATATTGATGTCAGTGGCCTCAATGGGATAGGAGTTGTTGCTTTAGGGGTAGAGTTTCCCGACGGTACAGTGGTCCTGCGCTGGTTAGGAGAGTACCCAACAACAACTATTCATGGCAAGGGAATAATCTCGGTGGAGGCTATTGAAGGTCATGAAGGTACGATTTGGATTGAGTGGGACCTATGAGCAAAGAGCAGTATATTCAACTAAGATCTTCTGAGATTGTTGATAGGGATTCGGCATTCTTTAATGCCGATGGTCGAAGACGAGCGATGGTCGAACAGGTGGCGAATAATTTATTTGCTACATGGTTCCCTGACTATGAAACAGGTGGCGGTCCTAAAGGTGACGACTTCCAAAACTGGCACGATATTGCCTGTCTAGATGCACAGGTAGCCGTAGAAACTTTAATAAGAAACGCATGGATCGACGATCCGACAATGGACTGAACTGAGAGGTATGAGGATGGAACTGAGCATATGGGACACGGCAATGATCGCTGCTTGGATTGTGGTATGGCTATCGGTAGCGATGATCTTTTTTGGCATCATTGGAGCAATGGCAAAGTCACGAAAGCAAAAGAATCAGGTCTATAATAAACTCCGCAAGGCAGTCAAAACCGAAGCGGAGTTCGATCGGATTGTCAAGACGATGAAAGATGGAGATGGGGACACTAAATGAATACCGCCTCCGCAGCCCTCGCTGCTCTGGGAATGGATCTCGAAGAAGTAGTGGAGATGGATTCGGTGCTTCGGACACGCCCGGCGCAAAGGGACGGACGGATCTGTCTTTGTGGTCATGGGGTCATGAAGCACTCAGAGTTTGGTGGTCATGTGAACTGCAAACCTTCAAAGATGGACTGTCCATGCAAACGGATTCGACCAGTCATTGATGTCGAAGACACCAGACCGTTCTTGAGAAAGACTCAAGGCGCTGGCCCCATGCACGCATTGTCTAGAGGGCTAGCAGCTTTGGCTGTATCTGGCAAAGAAGCGGAATGGATCGTGGACTTGGTGTGTGACCGTTGCGAAGAGGAGAGTGCAATTTTGTATCCTGTTCCTGTTACCCAAAGCGGTTTCGCTTCAACGGAAGCCACTGGCTATGACGCTCTGCTGTGTATAAAATGCCGAGAGCAGATCTGATCTGATGGAAAGTCGTTATGAGATGTATTCAACTAATTTAAATAACTATCTAGAAGACTTATTTACTAAAGGTGTAATAACTTCTGACGGATTAGAAGATGTAAAAACTTATTCAAAAAAAGAGATCTTCTCTATGAAGGGTAATCTTGAGAAGGATATTAAAGATAAGATCATTGAATGGGAAAAGATTGTTTCAACTGGAGATGATCGTTTGTATTCTCTAGGTCTTAGACATGCACTTGATATAATTTCTGGAGAAAATGCGACCGATTAGGATGTATAGAATCACTTCTTAAAAATCGGTAAACCATAAATATGCCTTGTTTCTATAATAGATCTGCTACTAAGTAGTGGGTCTATTATAGTTTATGTTTATAAAATCCCCAAAAAGCTGCTCGCTCTCTCTAAACTCGACAAAAAACGTCCTGGAATTGCGCTACGATGTACTTTCGTAAACTTTACGAAAGAATGGAGCTAGCTGTAATGTTCAACAACAATTTCTGGATCGCAGCTTCCGAACGTGCCATCAAGACTTTTGCACAAGCCTTGCTTGCCCTTATCGGAACTGATATGGTAGGGATTACTTCCCTTGACTGGCCTGCACTTCTCGCGGCCTCCGCAACGGCGACTCTGCTCTCCGTTCTCTCATCCGTAGGTTCCGCTAACTTCGGCAAGAACCCTGGACCGTCTCTTGCAGACGAGACAACCGAGTCGAAAACAACCTTTATTGAAAACGTAAAATAACAAGTAGATAACGAAATGTCTGAACTCTTAAAGAGTATTGAAGTTGGCGATGGCGGCCCGGATAACAACAACAACACGCCCGATGATTACTCCGAGCCGCTGGAACCTGCTGTTGATGAACCGTTAGACATGCGGCCCGACCTATCCGATATAGGTATTATAGAGATGGAACGGGGTGTTTGTGAGGACACTTTCGAAAACCGTTCTACTCTACGCCGAGCTAAGCTCAACTGGCAACCGGTCTATGACCAGAGCGGCGTGCCCACCGGACTAATCGCGGCCCGCTCCGCTGAAGCAATGAAGGAACGACGGATACTATCTCTAGCCGAGAAGAAACCGCTCCTGGTTGACCCAACAAACAGAAACTCTGACTACTGCACCGGTCTCGAGCTCCTCCTTGAGGACAAAGCTATAAGAATTACTCCACCGTGGGTAATCGGCGCGACTAAGGCCTGGCGTGCCGAGCAAGAAGCTGGCGGCCCGCCAACAAACCGGCGCGCTCCTAAAGGCTTGCCACACCGCTGCCGTGTGATAAAGAGTGACGGTATCCGCTGTCTCCTGTGGGGTTCAGGACGCCCGAAAGATGACGGCTTGTGCCGCGTACATTTACGTAATAACCGTAAGCCTGGAGAAGACGTCGAGCGTGCACGTCGAAAGATTATTCAAGCCGCTCCCTATGCCGTTGATGTTCTCGAAGACCTCATGGAAAACGCTGAGTCTGAACCGGTTCGCCTCAAAGCGAGCACCGAAATCCTTGACCGAGCTGGGATACGAGGAGGACAAGATCTTAATGTTGAGATCGAAATAACCGAGGCGCGGCCTGCATCTATGGTCGTTGCCGAACGGCTCGCCCGCCTAGCTGAGGGTGCCCTCTCAATGACGGCCCGCCTCCACGCAATAGCCGAGCAAGCAGAAAACTCAGACATAGTTGACGGTGAAGTAGTTGACGAGGAAGAACCAGGGCCCGCAGCTCAGACAACCGTAAACTTTACCGAAGTAGTAGCTCCTGGCACGCCATCTGATGAACCGATCGAAAAATTCGAAGACCTAGACGAGGAGTCAATGCAGTGATTGATGTGACAGCCGAACAACTTCTCGAAGCGGCCCGGGAGTTAGCTACCAATCTATTCAACGATGTCGATTTGTGCACAACCAGGCAGGAGCACATCCGCGTAACTTCTCGAGCGAATGCTGCCGCAGCTTTGTACAACGGATTAAGTAGCGAAGATGGACCTTTTGGGTTAACTTTTACGTTTGACTCTGAAGACGGAGATATTATGTTTACTGCTGAGGAAGACCCGAGAAACGACGATTTGTAGCTTGAGCTGCAGCTGCGGCCCGATCAGAGAAACTTTATCGAAGTTGGTCTCGAGCTCGACCTAAATCTAAAATACTTGACTTTATAAAAGCGGCGCGCTAAGGTGCGGAAATGTCTTACCCAATAGAGATACTTCAGTTCACCCGTAGGGGCGATGCTACAAATTCAGAACAGAGGTATGTTTTTATTGTCAGCCGAGATCGTCTTTTCATCAGAACAACCTGGACCTTTAAAGATGAACTAGGAAGTACTGTGGGTCCGGACACGGCCACTTTCACAGACATTAGACAACTCGAGAAGATTCTCAGGCTCAGAACGGATGCCCTCGTGAGTAAAAACTTTGTGCTCGATGAATACGCCAAAGACATTCTAGAAATGCAATCCGCCAGGTAATCAATAAGGAGAAACAATATGGATGTTGAAAGAAGCTACGTAGATATCTCAGTATCAAAAAAGAAAGACGTAAAGTCGGCGGGGTGGCTCGTCGAGTTTAAATCGGACATTCCCGAAAACCGTGTTGTTGAGGCATTCACCACATCGACGGCTGCTAAGACATACGCCGTCTCGTTTTTCAATTCGATTTCCGGCGAGGACCGCAAGCGGCTACCCTGGAGCGACTCATCAACAGGATTAGATACAGCGTTCGATACTAGTTATGACATCTCCGCCCGAGGAAAAGCAATCTTCCGTAAAGATTGACAAACGGCCTGCCGCGTGCAAGACTTCCAGGAGCAGTTATACTGTTAGGGGCGGTAGCTCAGCTGGTTAGAGCCCCGAACTCATAATTCGGTCGTCGTCGGTTCGAGCCCGACCCGCCCCACCCGTGTCTCTTAGTAGCAAAACGAATATACTTAAAAAGACAAAACGACAAACTACGATTGGAAATCCAATTATGTTTTTAGAAGCCCTAATTCTTGGAGCCTTATACCGTCAAGAGAGTGACGCAATAGAGTATGCATATGAACAGCCTAAGTCAGAGAAAGAACGAGACGAACTTATTTTTTCTTATGTCGGTTTAGGATTTCTTATCTGGCCTCTTCTTTCCTGTATCGGCTTGTTTAAGTCTAAATGCAGATGGTATGTTTCTATACTTCCCGTCGTGTTCGGCGCGATCCTTTTATATGTAGGATATTCAAACGGGGCATGGACTTATTACTTCACTTTCAGTGCTCTCTGGGCGCTTGTTGCATTTTTTGTACTAGGACTTACAACACCTTAAGGGAGAATAATAATGTTATTGCGAAACTACATCGGATCCGAGATCCGGCGCGCCCGTGTTGACAAAGACATGACTTTGCGAAGTATGGCGATTGTATCCAATGTAACTATGAGTTATATTTCCGAAGTTGAGCGCGGCCTGAAGGAACCGAGTTCCGAGGTACTTCGTTCCCTATGCACCGCACTTGACTATCCGGTTTCCTCCCTACTGACTGAGGTTAGTAGCAAGATGTTGATACATGAGATCGAACTGGAGTTGAAGCTCGGCAGCTACCCAACGTCAATAAAGTATTCCAAAGTGATCCAGGATGGCGGGTTGACAACCGTCGGATAAAGTTCTATAATAAAAGACGGAATGACAAAAGACAAACAACACCTATATCTACACAAAGGGACATCATGACAACAGGACTTAAGTTGAGCAAAGATCGCAAGGTTGCCAACATCGTAAATAAAGCAGGCACGCAAGCCGCTATGCACAACGCATTCGGGTTACCGGCAGGCGATCAATTCTCGTGCGGAGGCATGACAGATGTATGCGGCTCGATTTGCTACGCAAACAAACTAGAGAAGTTATTTCCTTCTGTTCGCGTATTGCTGATGCACAACTGGAACCTGCTAAAAGATGCGGATTTCGACACAATGGTCAACCTACTTGATGAAGTTATTTGCAAGTTTGAATCAGAGTGCGAGAAACGTTCCGCCAAAAAGATATTCAGAATTCACTGGGACGGCGACTTCTTTAGCATTGACTACGCTCGAGCATGGATCGAAGTTATCCGTTGTCATCCTGATATACAATTCTGGTCATACACTCGGCAGGCGTTCGCTGCAGTTGAATTACATAAGTCTGGACTTATCAACGTAGCAAACTATTTCAGCGCGGATAGTGCAAACTTGCCTATAGCAACAATGCTACGAAAGACCTACGGCATACGCCTAGCAATGCTTGCTGATAATTTCCAAGACGGTCAAGCCGTTATGCGTGAGATCACCGGCAAGGTTGGTGCAAAGTGCCCAGAGAATAATAAAGCGCAGGCGTTCGGATTAATCACAACCGAAGGATCGGCATGTAGTAGGTGCCGCCTATGTGTGTTCGGCAAGGCTGACATAGTATTCAGCGCGACTAAAAAATAGTTTAGGCAGAGGGACTGCCACCAAATGACGGGAGTACGGAATGAAAGTAAAAGATCTAATTCAGCAACTTAACGACCACTACAAACCGGAGGACGATATCTTCTTGATTTCTTGGGACAAGACCTTCGGAGCCGGTATGACAGAAGACGGCGTGCTAAGCGATGAGCAATGGGAAACCGCTGTTGCACTTATGGAGTTTAGAGAGCACAGAGATATGGAAAACGTAAACGGAGAGATGACAGAACTAATCCGTGAGAGAGTAAACGAAGCACTAGAGGACTGAGATGTTTCTTAGTAGCACGAGTTAGAAGGTTGACAACCGCCAGAAAAAATGTAATAATAGAACTTGTACGGCGAGGGTATGCGACCCCTAACGACTCGCTCCTTCGCCGTACAACCAAATGACAATTACAATACGACGGGAGCAAGACAATGGGTTTAGATCAGTTCTTGAGAGTAAGTAAGACCTTCGGCTCGTATATCAACGACACCGAATCCGCTTCATACGACGCAATTAAGGCGGCGGCAGGGCTGGATAAGATCGGTAATTCGAACAGCAAATATGTCACAGTGGAAGTAACCGCACTCTACTGGCGCAAGGCAAACGCGATCCACGGCTGGTTTGTCAACGAACTGGCAGGCGGCGAGGACGAGTGCCAAGTAATTCCAGTAACCCGTGAAAACATAACTACGTTGCGCGATCTTTGCGTAGACGCTATGAGTGTTCCAGCAGGTATGTCTCTTGATACTCATGCGCGTACGGTGCTTCCCCCATCCGATGGGTTCTTCTTCGGTGGGTCAGAAATTGACGATTACTATATTCAAGATCTGAAGGACACAATCGAAGGTATAAACCGTATCCTCGAAGAACTTCCAGAAACCGGCGAGAGCTGGGACTGGAGTTTGACATATCAAGCATCGTGGTGACACGGCTTGACAACGGGCAACCGATTCGGTAGCCTCTAATCTTGTTGGTAGAGAACCCCCCTTCTCCCAACAACGAGTCCCGTCAGAGTTCTCCCCCGTCCTCTGGCGGGACTCACCTTTCTTAGTAGCACGAAAAAACAAACGACAAAACGACAAAAACTAGAAACCAGGAGTATACAATGCCAATCTTTATCGAAGTTGAAGACACGGACGGCACGATCTTCGAGTGGGTAACAGACAGCGAAACTTTAGACAAGTTGCGCGGCCATCTTGGAGAACCGCAAAATGTCTACTCTTTAGTAGCAAGTGATCTCGCGGCTTGACCGCGTGAAAGTAAACCTCTATAATAGGTAAACACCTACAAGATATGGAGAACAAGATGCCAAACTGGGTTCATAACAGCCTAAACATTACCGGAGACAAAGAGCAGATCACGCGCCTAATCGCGCAGGTTTCTGCCCCCTACACCACAAAAGGTTCTGAGTGGGTAGACGGCAAGATGATTACGGTAGATGCCGTAGTCACAGATCAAGATTTCTCATTCTGGAATATCTCACGGCCTGAAGGCGAGGACTTGGATAAGTACAACGAGTCTATGGGAGGTGGCACACACGCAACCCCTTTCTGGTACGAATGGAATAACACCCACTGGAATACTAAGTGGGAAGCCTGTGATGCCGTGAGTGACCTAATCCACGGAGAGAAGGAGAGTCAGGTTTCCTACCACTTCCAAACGGCGTGGAGTCCACCAACTATCGTACTTGTTAAGTTGGCACAGCAATACCCAACGCTAAACATGACATTCTTCTGGGAAGAAGAGCAGGGTTTCGGTGAGGACTTAGAGATTACCGGCGGGGAGATTGTCGTCAATGATTCGTGGGATATCCCAGAGACACATGAGGACACAATGAAACGGCGCGACTACTGCTATTGCGAAGATGCAGAAGATCAAGATGATATTCCGTTTGATGATTGCCCGACTAAGTTTGATCCGAATATGATAATTGACAAAAACGAAATAGAAATGGAGGCACTAATATGAGTAACGTGACATCACTTACTTACTTCGCAACTGACGGGAACTACGGGAACGCAGGAGGTCTCACCGTTGTAGATACGTCTGCATGGACAGACCTTGACTTCGAGTTGCTAGATGGCGTGACAGATGAGTTGCGCCCTACTGCCGGTCGAACGATCTCCGATTGGATTGAGGGTGGTCGAACAGATGACTACAATACTTACTTCCAGAAATTGGGAATAGATATTCCTTAGTAGCACGATTTATATGATCGTCCCTGCCGTGAGGTGGGGACTTTCGTATTTAGTAGCAAAGTTGCGTATCTACTTAGTAGCAACACGCAAACTTCGATATAGATTTGACAAGTACTCGAATAACCTGTAAGTTTGCTCTTGTAAGGAAAACACCTACTAAACGACAGAAGGAAATAAAATGGACGTTACTAAGTCAGTTCAGGGGATCGCCGTCTATGGTGAGTTTGTACGCCCCGGTACTACCACGCAGGTTATTGTTACTCCTGACGGACGCAACACATCAGGCGACAAGGTTGAGATGCACATTGTGCGCCGAACAATCAGCCTATCTACACCACGCAAGCAATGGCGTTTCAGCACACTATCTACCACTGACCCAATTACAACCTACGCAGGGTCAAACGTAGACGCTCTAAAAGAGATCTACTGCGACAATCGCATGAGGTACGCCTCGTCATTGTTCGAGCAACTGGCACGCGGAGATTGGTTCTTAGTAGCAGATCCAATTCTGGTTGAGGTCTCCAAAATGGATATGGATCATATCTCCATAAACAAGACACCTACCAAATTGCTTTATCGCATCACGCAATCCCGTCTAATGATTCCGGGATATCCAACTGACGTTGTAAATGAAGAAATAACCACAACACCTACACTTGCCACTATTTAGTAGCAACGAGCCGAAGGATAAAAAAATGTTATCAGAAAAGTTTGCAAATATCGGATCAGTCTCAGAGCCAACAAAGTTCTGGAGCATGGTTGTCGAAGTCGCTGCACAAATGGACGTACCAGAGTCTGCTATGAAATTGTCATCAGAGGTATTGCCACAGGGTCGGTACGTCGAACGTGCTGCAAATGGGACACGCAAGCCAAAGACTCCAAAGGCACTCCCCACCGTTGAGTCATTAGATGCAGATACCGAATATCTGCGACCTAATGGAATGATCTATCACACCCGCGAATGGGGAGAGCATGGAGATGTCGCTGCCCTACGCAAGGCGCGTGAAGTTACGGCGCAAGCCTTCACAGAAAGTTCCGGCTCTCCAATGTTCTCGCTGCTCTACGGCGCACCCGGCTGCGGAAAGACTGCACTAGTTGAGGCTGCTTTCGGTGAGAATATCTACACGATCTTGGGGACTGGCGATACCGAAGTGGCAGACATGATCGGTGGATATATTCAGACACCTAGTGGTGGCTTCGAGTGGTTGGACGGCGACCTATTAAAGGCTGCCGAAAATGGTGGAGTCTACTTCATAGATGAGGTCGGACTCATTGACCCGAAGGTTCTCTCCATTGTGTACGGACTCATGGACGGACGGCGCGAGATCACTGTCACCGCAAACCCAGAGCGAGGCACAGTCAAGGCTCACCCAGAGTTCTATGTAATCGCTGCTACTAACCCAAACGCACCCGGCGTTCGGTTGTCAGAGGCTTTGCTGTCGCGGTTCACTATTCAGGCAGAGATGACAACAGATTGGAGTCTGTCACGCAAACTAGGCGTAAGCACCACTATGGTGACGGCTGCACAGAATCTAGCCAAGAAGCAAGCGAGCCACGAAGTTTCATGGTCTCCACAAATGCGCGAACTACTAGCCTTCCGCGATATATCCGTATCGTTCGGAGTCCCGTTCGCCATATCAAACCTACTCGCTGCTGCACCCGAAATTGACCGCCCAGTCGTCGCTGACGTACTGACGCGAGCGTTCGGTAGTGAGTGCAAGCCTGCCAAGATCTAATCCTTCGATCTGGCAGATCGGGGGAGTCGGTGTAGGTGCTGACTCCCCCACCCTTCCATTCTTAGTAGCATGGTGATACGCTCTCCATAAGTAATCGGACACTAAACAAAGGACACAAAATGGGACACTACAAAATTGACGGAACACGCGCAGAGATGACAGACCCTAAGTGGTTGAGAGTTGGCAGTCAGGTTGGCGCACTCGCAAATGAGTGGTCAGATCGGTCAGACATTATTGCCTACGTTGGATCTGGTGCTGGTGGAGAAGCCCCTGCATGTTTCATACCTGCAAGCGCAGAGGTTGAGGTGAACGTAGACGTTGCTTTTGGGTATGGCGTAGAGCCTGCCGACATTGACTTGACTACGCGGTCAGGACGCTACGAGTTTCCATGCGCTGTCGGTGCGATCTTGCATGAAGCCTTTCATGCAAAGTTCTCAAAGTGGGATCTACTAAAGGCACGAAAAGATCTAAAGAAAGATGAGTTTGAGGCTTTGATGCTGCTAGAGGAAAGTCGGATCGAAGCACACGGTATTCGGTCGAAGCCAAAAGCAAAGCCTTTCCTTGAGACTTGCGCTATGGAAATTGTTATCGCAGATGCTGGCGAACAGTTTGCAGAAATGAGTAGCACAGAGAAGGCTGCCCTACTGGTCGCATTAGTTTGGGCGCGTGTTGATCTTGGGATTCTAAAGTTTCGAGATGTCGCAAAAGTTACGGACTTGATTGACGAATACTTAGGGCTAGATGTGATTGCAGAGTTGCGCGATCTTGCTACTAAGGCACAGAGGCATGGCGATCATTATGACGCTACCGACATGTACCCGATTGCGATTGAGTGGGCAAAGATTGTGCGCGAGGTCGCAGAGGAAAAAGGCGAAGGTTCCCCAGACTCTGGCGAAGGCGAAGGCGAAGGCGAAGGCGAAGGCGAAGGCAACGAGTTTATGGATAATCTTATGGACGCATTAAACGAGGCTGCCGACAACGTATCCGTTAGTAACAGTGACTCACTTGGCGACGCGGAGACAATGGAAAAGTATGAAGAAGTTGTCAAAGAAAAGTCAGACAAATCCAAAGAGAGAAAAGATGCCAAAGAAATGGCGAGCAAAATCTTTGGATCTGGTACGGCAGAAGTTGTTGGAGCCGGAACATTCTCTACGTTGAAAGAGACCCGAAATCCACGGTCAGATGAACGGATCGCTGCAACAATTATTGCTACTAAGTTGGAGAAGGCAAAGTACCGCGACCGTGATGTGACCAAGGTGTCAAGCATTACGCCACCCGGACGGCTTCGCGCACGAACAGCGGTTCAAGGTGCTGCCATGAAATCGCGCGGAGTGATGACACAACCAGAAGCATGGCGCAAGAAGGTTCGCAAACAAACGGACGAACCCACATTGACTATCGGAGTCATGGTGGATATCTCCGGCTCAATGGGCGACGCTATGGAGCCAATGGCAACTATGGCATATGTCTTGAGCGAGGCTGCCGTCCGTGTTCAGGGCAAGGCTGCAATGGTCTACTACGGCAACACGGTATTTCCCACACTTCGACCCGGCGAGCGCATGGATCAGGTCAAGGTCTATACCGCTTCCGACGCAACCGAAAAGTTTAATGACGCTTTCCTTGCTCTTGACGGTTCGATCAACCTGCTAAACGGCGAGGGTGCAAGACTGCTGGTAGTTGTTAGTGACGGTCACTATGTCAGGGACGAGGCGGTCGCTGCCCAACGCTGGGTCAAGCGGTGCGCTGAACAGGGCGTGGCGGTTGTATGGCTACCGTTTGACGAAGGTTCAACGGCTAGGGCATTGGCTGGTGACAACGCGGTCGTACTATCCGGCAGGTTTAGCCCAACGGCTGCTGCCGACAAGATCGGTGCTGCATGTGAAAAAGCGATCTCAAGCGCAACGGCGCGCAAGATGTAGCGCGTGCTACTAAGAAGGTTGTCCCCTTCGTGTCCGGCACGCGCACAAAGTCACCCCCCATGTTTAGGCGTGGGGGGTTTGACTTGTCTGACGTTAGTAGCACGACACGGCGCGCGATCAAGTTTCGATAACGGCTTGCATGTTGGACTCTACTTTGCTAAACTGAACACATCACGGACAGCCCGTGGTGATGAGCAAGGAGTCCACATGGCTATACGCAAAACGAACAAGGGAACCGTATCGGTATCCCATAAGGGCGCGCTGGTTGCAACCGGCGAGGTAGCCGAAGCAGTAGCAGTCATCAGTAACATGCGTGCTACTAAGAAACAATGCACGAACAAAGAAAAGACTGCCAAGGATCTTGTGGAGCAGGCTGCTGGGAACCGCGCTCGAATTATCCTCAATGAGGACGGGGACGTAATTTGCGAGATCATCAAAGTTGTTGCCGAAACAACCAAACTTGATGACTTCATTATTGAACTAGAACGGCTGTACCCAAAAGAGTGGGCGGTACTCATGGACTCCGACCCCAGGGCGATTGAACTGACCAAGGTCGCTGCTACTAAAGAGGGAGTGAGTTACAGAGTTATGCCGAAGTAATCGGAGCGTGAGGGGATCCCCAATCGGGATCCTCTCACAATCGGTTAGTAGCACGACACGGCGCGCAGGGGGCAGGCTTGCATTGTCGGTCAGAACTGATAAACTGGACACACCACCTACGAAAGGACACCAGATGACAACAATCTTGAATCCACAAAGCAGTCGGATACGGTTATTCGTTTCCATGCAAGCACTGGACATGTATCTAAAGAGCAACGGGGCGATGGAACTCACTCGCAACGGATCACGAAACGCGGTTGCGATTATCGAGGAAGCAACCGGCAAGACATACAAGCGGTCAATGAAAGGCAAGCGCGAAGCACTAACGGACGTTAAGGACTTGCTGGGCGAGGGGATATCATCATGAGTCGCAGGTACGAAACAACAAAGACCGACCTAGACAACTATCGGTTAATCACGGACAAAGTGCGCGAGGATCTGCGCGAGGAGTTTGGTTTAGTTGCTACTAAGTATGACGGCGTAGAGGTGCTAACAATTAGAGGAGACCTAGGCGTATGCACAGAGTGCCTACGGAAAGACCGCGCAGAATCTGAAACAGACGTCTCCACAGTCGTCTACAACTTGATTGTGCCGGTGCAAGAGGATCACGGCGTGGACTGGACAGAAGGCGAGACAGTCTGTGATGAGTGCGGTGAGATTAGTTGGTGTTCAACAATGGACGAACTTGATGAGTCCAACCGTCAAGATGCAGGCGAGGCGCGCTACGAACAGATGAAAGATGAGGGGTGGTGAACACGGTGACCCTCACGGAGAAGGGAGAAAACGTGCTACTAAGAGTATGGGCAACCGTCAAGGTGACGGGCGCGATAGGTGGGATCCTTGCAATCATGTTGGTTGCAGGCGCGATAGAAGCGGGCGGTTGAAATGAACGGATATGCAGTTGCTACTAAGAGAGTGAACTTCGAGATTGAGAACGGATCCGAAGTCTGGGAGATAATGATGCAGGTAATGAGTGACGGAATGACTTTTGTATTCGCAGAAACAGAATATGAATCGCCATTCGGAGTACAGCGCGACATTCACGACGGACTGGACTTCGATACCGCGCCGACAGTTGCAGACATTCTGATGCGGATAGACGAAGAACGCGAGAATCTCTGGGATCAAGAGCAGGAGAGATCCCAAGCACCTGATTAAGTAGCACGACAGGGGAAGGAGAAATCCTTCCCCAGTTGTGTCGGTAACCCCTAAAAAACGTTTTTTGGGGACAGACCTTTTTTTGCTTAGGCTTGCACTTAGTGTCGAGTTCGCGTATTCTCTTAGTAGCACAAACAATCACCTACAACGAAGGAGAGACATCATGGCACTAAGTTACGCGGGCATTAAGGGCAAGATCTCCGAGCGCGAAATCTTTACCGGCAACAGCATGACTGCCGAGTACGTCCAGAATGAATACGCCTCATTAGGGCGACTCCCAACCCATGACGCAAGCGTCCTACGCGCCGACATTCAACGCGCAAAAGACAATGCCGACAGCGTTTATGTAATCTATTCGTATGCCACGCCGATTGCATGGGCATACGGTGACACGGTGCGCGTACCAGAGGTTAAGTACAGCGTTACCACGTCGAAGCAACAGAGTCTAGTGCGCGGATACCTAAGGTAGACTTGCATCATGGCTAATCGTGCTACTAAGAAGGACAGGGGGCGCACCTTGTACGGGGTAGGTGCGCCCGGAAACTTCGCGCTCAATACTCACGCGCCACGCTTTGCCGACAGGCGCACGAAACGAAACAGATCACGCGCCGAAATCGAGCGCAAAGCAGTTAATGAGTCTAAGTCTAGTTAGTAGCAGGCAGTCTTGCACTTGTCAGAGAATACTGATACGCTGGATACATACCGCAAAGCGCGGTCAAGATAGGGGACATCATGATTATTAAAGTTCAAGATTATCATTTTGATTGGATATGGCACATCATGTATCAGCCACACATGGAGATGATCACGCTACCCCAAGGGGGGGAAGTCATGTTTCTATCTGATGAAACCAAATCAATCCGGTTGGACACAATTAAAAAGATTAAGTTCGTGGCCGAACTTCCAATAGTTGCTACTAAGAGATAGGGATCAAATGAAAAAGACGAGCGAATTCGCCACACTCGAAGAGTATGACGCATACCTTGACATTTTGATAGGAGACAGGTCGGGGATCCATACTCGTTGCGAGGACTTTCCGTGCTGCGGTCACGGACAAGACGGCTGCCACAATAAACAGACGTAAAGTCTCAAAGACCAAGCCCTCACCCTCACAGCTGTGGGCTTGGTCTTTTGGTAGCAGGGGATGGAACCCCAAATTTCATTTTTTGGGGGTAGAGGGCGAATTAGGTGCTCGTTGCGGTCAAGCTTGCTTTTGTCAGTCCCATGTGGTGTACTTCTCTTAGTAGCAGTTCTGCGAAATACGCGGATCGAAAGGGGCGGGGAGATATGCCAAAGCAAGGGACAGTCACAGTAGTTTCAGTCCGACCATTCTGTGACTTTGGATGCACGTCAGAGGCAAAAATTGACGGGCGCACCCAAATGGGATCATGGGCGAATATGTGCTTAAATCATTGGCTCATGTACGGCTGCGGGAAATTGGGCGTGGGGCACGGTCAAAAGCTGGCACTTGCCCCTAAGAATGAAGGGGGCGAGTGATATGGGATTCGACATGAGTCTGGACTACGCCAATGGGACATGTTTACAGGGGCGCATAGACATAACTAGAGCGCGTATCGAAGAGGTGTTTGGCGCACCTCTGTACGACAGCACCGACAATGACGAAAAAGTCATGACAGAGTGGGGCATCATGTTTGATGATGGAACATGCGCGACTATCTATGACTGGAAACGCTACGAAATGGGCGCGGTTGGATTCCATGAAGTTTATGACTGGCACATAGGTGGAACTAGCCATGATGCTATGGACAAGGTTACAGCGTTGCTACTAAAGAGAGGGGGTGAGCGAGATGACTGGAGTTACATTAACAATTCATGATCAGGCTAAGGGGATTGCTCCGACACAAACTTTCACGTTTGAGTGCCATAGTCCCGAAAGACTGGCAGAAATTGTTCAGGGCACGTTCGACAACATGCCAGAGAGTGCGCGGATTACGCAGATTCATGTGAACTAATTAGATTTACTTAGTAGCACGACACCTACCTTAAGGTGTTGCCTAAGTAATTAGGATTCGGAGAGGGGGACACGCGCCCCCTCTCCACACCATAACAGTGTGCTACTAAGAGAGAGAGACATCATGACAACAGACAAAGCAAAGACGATTACAGGGGTAGTCCTATCCTTGGCCATAGTTGGGACGCTGGTAGGCATGGTTATGTCCATGCAAAGTCACGGACTACTTTGGTAGCACGCGAAAATTAAAGGGGAGTCGCGGAGATTCGTGGCTCCCGTTTAGTTTCGAGGAACCAGAAAAAATGTTTTTTCTGACATCCCCGCCGCGCGGTCAGACTTGACAGATAATTATTTTCATGATGTAATTCTTCTATCACTCCAAGGGGGGTGATCAACGAAAGGACACAGCATGAGGGCATTGACAGTGAACGCAGAGACACTAGAAACAACTCTGATTGACCTGCCACGCGAGGGCGCACTTGCACAATTACAGCATGAAGTTGGCGGATATATCGAAGCGGTACGGTTAGAAGAGTTTGATTTCTATCTCAATGAAGAGGGCAAGATGATTGGCCTACCTCTCAATGAAGTGGGCACGCTGCTTTGGGAGAGCGTATATGGTCAGACCGACGTGATCATGGGTAATATCGTTGTCGTAGGTAAGCCTGATGATGAGGGCTACGAAACAGAGTTAAGTTTAGAGAGCGCGCAAGAGATTCAGAATATCGCCATTACGTTGCAAGTCACGCGGTTTGGTAATGCGCTTATGGCGCGCGGTAACTAATCCTAGTCAAGGGGAGAGAGTGCATGTCTGACATTCTCTCCCCCTACACTTTAGTAGCACGATTTATATGCTACTAAGAAAGACACGCAAAGCGTCGCTCAGCAAAGAGTAAGGCTCGCGCACGTCGCGCATCACGCAACCAACGCCCATTGACAGGCGTGGACATCATTGGCGGTATCGCCCTCATGTTCGGATTCATATTGTTCGTAGCACTATTCGTTTAATCGTGCTACTAAGAGAAGGGGAGATCATGACAACACAGACACAGACACTTTGCAAGGATTGCAATATGTATCCTGCGATTCAGATTCAGCCGGAATACACAGAGCGTTGCCGGTACTGCCACAATAAATTGTGGAAGAAATAATCATGCTACTAAGAGGGAGCACGATGATGATTTATGTTCCCATTATTCATGCTACTAAGAGAGAGAGTGACAAAGAGATGACAACACCATTGATATTTATCACAGATCCTGGACATGGTTGGCTAGAGGTAGACCTAGCAGATTTCCCAGAAGCATTTGATTGTGGGACAGGATACGGATACATAGACGAAGCGCGCGGAAAGATATACCTCGAAGAGGATACAGAGCTTTGGGCATTCTTGAAGACTCACCCAGAGATTAACGACCGCATTACAGAGAAGGTGTGGGCAGACAGAGACGCACCATTGCGAAGCCTGCCAAGGAACGAGGCCAGACTTGTGAGGGCGTAGGTATTAGTAGCGAGGGGGCGTGGCGAGAGTCGCGCAGCGAGACTTACGCGGATCATTGTCGCGTAACCCATCAGCCCACAGAGTGACCCACAGAGATTATCTGTGGGTTGCTGTGTTATCAGTAGCAAAGCCCCCTAACCCCAAAAAATGTTTTTTAGGGCTGGTGTTTTTTCGAGGTTTGACTTGCTTATTGTTTCAATTCATGGCACAATTGACCTATCGCCGAAAGACGGTGGTGAACGACGAAGGGACAGGCTCATGGCCGTAAGAAAAAGTGTTAGGGGCACAGTCACTGTGACCAAGCAAGGCGCGATCGTCGCAAATGAGATCGTGACAAAAGCAATCGCAGACATCAGCAACATGCGTGCTACTAAGAGAGAGTGCACTAAGGCTGAGGACGCTGCCAAGGTGGTTGTCTATCAGGCGGTCGGGGATCGTGCTCGCATGATTCTTGATCTCGAAGGTAACCTAATCTGCGAGGTCAAAGAGGTCATGACTAACAAAGTCACTGTCGATGCCTTCGTGGACGCGCTGGAGACCTTATTTCCCACAGTCTGGATCGCTTTGATGGACATCAACCCTCACGCGGTAGAGAGTGCTAAAAAGTTGGCGAATGAGCAGGACAGTTACCTAAAAGTCCTCCCCAAATAATTCAGCCGAGGGGGGAGGGCGTGAGTCCTCTCCCCTAGTAGCAGGGGCGTGGCGAGAGTCGCGCCCCTTCTCTGATGGGGAATCCCCAAATTTCATTTTTTGGGGATCCACAAACTGCGCGGATAGCTTCCTAGGTGCTCGCTTGCTTGCTCGTTCCTCTCCCCGTTTTTTGGGGGCCTTCTCCCTCGAGTGAGCTCGCTCCTCCTCCTCTCTCC